ATCATTGATATCCTGGGTATTGAGGCTGCACGAGCAATTCTGTTGACGGAGATTGACTCACTGTTCGCTTCTGCAGGTGTTAACTATCGTCATCTGGGTCTACTTGCAGATAGTATGACTCGTGCTGGTCGCTTTATGACAGTTGATCGCTATGGTATCAACAAGAATAACATTGGACCTTTAGCCAAGGCATCTTTCGAGGAGACGGAGAAGATTCTGCTACGTGCTGCGCTCTTCGGTGAGATGGATCCTGTCACAGGTGTATCCTCGAAGATTATGACGGGTCAGCCAATTCGTGGTGGCACGACCTTCAGCAGCCTATTGCTGGATGAGGCTGCACTTATGCGCTTACAGAAGGGTCTGCCGCCGGTTGAGGATATGGAGGAGGAGCAGGAGGAACTGGATGATGATGAGATTGCCGAAGAGTTGGCATCCTCGATGGATGACAAGTGCAGTTCTGTTCGCTTGCGAATGAACGCGGTTCTACCGCAGGGAGATATGGAGCTTGAGGAGCCTGATGTGGAGTTGAATATCCTAGAATAAACGCAAAAACATAAATGCTACTAAAGCCCAGTCGCTTTAGTAAAGTATGTCGTGGCCAACTGTCAAGCCACCTTGGAAAAATGTGCAGTGGCTGCAGTGGGGAGACCCTAAAGTGGTACAGTGGCCAGTTGCTCCTGCGCCAAAGTGGTCTCTACTGTTGCCGATTGAAGATGCATCTGGCTCTCTTGTTCCACTCAAACGTGATATAGAAAGACTTGATGCGATAGGTGAATGGGAATACTTGAAGAGAGGATCAAATCCGTATGAACTTGTTTTTTCTCAGTCGCAAGACCAGCGAATTCCTTCATCCGTCTGTAGTCTTCGGCCTCTCAGCCGCTCATTTTTTAAAATGACAGAAATTCTTACAGTGCTTGATTTTTTCAAGCGTCATGTAAAAAAAATACCGACATCTATTTCTACTGCACACGTTTGTGAAGGCCCTGGTGGATTTATTGAATCTCTCTTATTTCTTTCAGCAAAAAATAATACAATTGTTGAAAATGCCTGGGCGATGACTCTTAAACCGACCAAGTCTAATATTCCTGGATGGCGACGAGCGTACACATTTCTGCGAAAATCACCGATGGTGCATATCGAATATGGAGCAGATGAAACAGGTGATATTCTTATTGCAGCAAATCAGGCAGCCTTTCTTGAAAAGTCAGGAGGAAAATGTCAATTATTTACTGCAGATGGGGGTTTTGACTTTAGTGAGCACTATTCCACACAGGAAGATGAAGTCTTTCCTCTACTTGTTTCGTCGGCGCTGATCGGTTTGCAGACAATGGCAAGAGGCGGTGATTTTGTACTGAAGCTTTTTGATATGGATAAGCCATCTACACAGCATCTCATTGCAATTCTTGCGTATTGTTTTGACTCTTGGCTTCTGTACAAGCCGGCATTGAGCAGGCCGTGCAATGCAGAAAAGTATTTCTTGGGAAAGGGATGTCGGTTTGTTCCTACGTGGGTCATTAAGCTTCTTTCAGAGTTGCGAGATAGCTTTCTCTTTCGAGAGTCTCGTGTTGTAGAACTTTTTCCTAGTATTAATCCTGCAATACAAATGCAGATTCAGAGAATACGAAACGAATTTCTGGAGAAGCAAGTTGCTGCTCTAGACTATGCGCTTTCAAATAAAGAAAACTGGAATGAAAATCCCGAAGTTCTTTGGAAATCAATTAATGAACACTCGGTTGCGTGGTGCAAGTCATTTGGAATGCCTTTGCGACGTTAACGATTATTTTGGGGTGCAAGCTGAGGTGTTACAAACTTGTCAAGCAGCACCTGGCCAACATTGACGGATGCCTCGTGCTGTGAAAGTCTACCGGCACCCATCTGATCGAGCATATTAATCATCATCTGCAGAGCACGTTCATCATAACCTTCCGGTCTCGTAATCATATTGAATACGAGTTCGTATTGTTCAACAAATTCAGCATATGTCTGTTTAATTTGCTCTACGGGAGTTCCTCTATGCAAAAGCGACCGAATCTGATTAATATTTAGACGAAGGTAGGCTGACCGCTCACTTGCATTGAACCGCGTTGTTTCAGCAGCAGCCTCTGCAGTCATTGTGGACAAAGATCTCATTTCGATGGAAGGTTGGCTCATCTGAGCCGTACTCAGAAAAACAGAGCCAAAAAACACCGCATCTAGTTAGCAATATGCCGTTTCCTCCCGAAGCCCCGTTTAATCCGAAAGTAAGTGCTGTTCCAAATCTCGATTCGAGTTCCGGAAATCCTGCTGCTTACAAGGATCCTAAGAGTACTGCTTCAATGGGCTTGAAACTCCAGGCGATGTCAGATCAGGCATCTGCAGATACATTATATGATCCTCCGCCACCGCCTCGTAAAGGTGAAAAAGAAGGATTCCAGGTGCAGAATCTATACAAGCGAGGGCCGTGGATTACTCAGACGGAGGCTTGTAGAAAGCAGGATACATATGAGTTTGATGAGGAAGGCTTTAATGACTTTAAAGGCTATCACGAAACATCAACTCTAAACAGTACCAATTGGATTTTACTGTCAATTACGGCAGCTGCTGCGGGCCTTCTCATCTGCAGTTTTGTGCAGAAGAAATAGAGATGCAGGCAGCTAAAGAAGAGCTTGATACGTGGGGTGAGGAGTGTCTTAAAACACTTGATGCTTGGGCAAAGCAGGAAAAGGAGTCCTTTTATCAAAAGAATATCAAAAGTCCTAAAAATAATGAAAATGTACTTCAATCCTATGAAAAAGAACTAATTACCTATGCAACAAAGTTGATGAATGCAATTAATAAAGAAAATAAAGAAGAACTTGAAGAACTTAATTGGCCTGAGTCGCTACTCAACTGCATACAGGATATGTCGCTACGCACAATTATTGTAGATCGAGTTCACGATTGGTTTATACAGTATCCTCATACGAAGAGTGCTCTTCATTTAGACGAATTAGAAAATGAAAATGCCACGGAAAAATCCAATCAAAAGTAGAATGGTAGGTTCCCTCCCATACGATGACCGTAAAGGTTGTCCGCCCAATTATCACAAGAGAAAGTCATATACATCAAGAAGTGGCCACCGCGTGCACCCTCGCTGTGTTCGCTCAACAACAGTGCACAAGGAGAGCAGTAAAAACTACACTCGTCGGGTTAGACAAGTGCAGTCTGCGCGCTTACACGCAATTGGTAAGACGGCTATTCGCAAGTCGCTAAAGTGCCCGCCTGGCAAGATCCAGCGTCGCGGATATGTGCGTAAATTTGCCACGACTGTACGTCGCAAGGGCTATACTGTCCGTAAGGCCAGTGGACAAGTCTACCGCATTTACCCCGATAAGGAGGATGTCTATGTCAAACCATCGTGTGTGAAGGATCCTGGTCTACCTGGTAAGGGTCCTGCCTCCGGCAAGGGCTTTAGTATTCTACGCAAAGGCGAGCTGAAAAAGTACGGGTACGTATACGATGAGTCTGAAGAAAAGCGCCATACTGCCTTGAAGCAGGCTGAAAAAGAGTTTGGAGCTCTTGGTGTCTACCGTAAGTTAGACGCTGTTGCGAAACTCTCAAAGCGTACTGTCCCTGAAGCGGCAAGAGTCTTTGCAAAGGATCGCGAGTGGATCAAGTCCAAGTATGAATTAAAGGCTTTTTAAGAATGAAGTAAATTCCAAGTCCTTATTGTCAAACCATCAAAGCAGAAGAGCAATGGATGCTTCTGCTTCGATGCTTCCAAATGAAATAATCAAATCGCCAGAAGAACCTACGAGACCCTATGCGATGTTCCTTGTGTTGCTCACCTTTGCGATAGGAATCTATGTTGCAATTGATAGCGGTGCAAGTACAGTTGCAGTAGGTACGAACTGGGCAGAGAATCGCTGCCAGCCGCAGTATATGTTGATGGCTGGCCTCTTTGGTAAAGACATTAATGAGAACTTTCAGTTTTGCTTGAATCAAATTATTCAGGATAAGACGAAAAGTACCACGGCACCCTTTACTGGCGGAATGATGGGATTTACAAATATTCTGACAAATTTGATGAATTCTGCAAATTCCTTTCGTGTGACCTTGGCGACACTAGTTGGCGGAATTATCAAGATTGTCTCAGAATTCAAAGCACGATTTAATGCACTCGCAAGTCGTATTCAGATTACGGCCTCGAGAATGAAGGTGATGATGAATCGTATCTATGGAATGATGTTTTCCATTATTTATTTGGGCTTATCTACGGTTACAGGAATTCTCAACTTTGGTGATTCCTTTGTTTTCAAATTCATCGATGCGTTTTGCTTTCCTCCGGAGACACTCGTTCAACTTGAAAGTGGAGAGTTCAAACCAATCTCAGAAATTCAGATCGATGATGTTCTTGTTGGATCTCACCGAGTCTCTTCAGTTTATCGCTTTGCTGCCGATGGACAAGAAATGGTTCGCCTTGGATCTGTAGAAGTAAGTTCCAATCATTTTGTCAAATATAATGGAGTTTGGATTGCAGCAAAAGATCATCCTGATTCGTATTCGATTGGACCTTGGGCAGGTGGGCTATCTAGACCACTGATCTGTCTGTCAACGATCGATCATCAGATTGATCTGGGTGGCTACAGATTTGCTGACTACGATGAGACTGAAGATGGAAATAGGGAAACACAGGAGTGGGTTGATCAATCATTAAATGACAGAAGATCTGGAACTCCTTATCCCGGTATGTCGTATGATATTGGTGTACCTGAAAAAACCAGAATTTATACTGAAGCAGGTCTACAGGAAATCGGAGATATTCAACTTGGAACGTATATAACAAAGACGGATAGAGTGGTTGGTATTCAGAAATCTAAGATTGAAGATACAACACTCTTACCATCACGCATTCAGATTGGATCAGGAACACTTCTTTGGATCCCTGAAAGTAATAAGTGGATTCGTGCGGGAATTGTATATGGAGTGGACTTAGTCGCAGATCCAATCTATAGCATTTCTCTTTTTGTTAGCCCCGGAGCACAATACCAGCTTGAAGATGGAACCTATGTGAGAGATGCAATGGAGGTCTATAGTCCAGATACGAAGAAGGTCTACGCCGAGAAATTACTCGGGAAATAAGCAATCGGACGAAATAGATGGAGTCAGCTCCTACAGTGCCAACAGTACAAGTATCTTCAACTAAATGGACACAAACAGTTTTTCTATTTTTGACCATTTCAATTCTATTTTTACTTGGTTTTGCGATGATGATTGGTCAGTCATCGGCTGCCGATATTATTGCACACTGGGATGACAGACGCTGTGATTTAGATGTTATGCTTTCGGCATTTTATTATAAACCAGAGGATGATCCAAGATCTGCAGCAGAGTTTACGACGGATAATTATAAATTTTGTGTTGGATCCAAAACAGAGACCTATCTAAAAGGCCTTTTTGGCTCACTCTTTGAGGTGTTGGAAAAGCAAATGGGTGCTGCTGATATTATGACAAAAGTGATGACGTCATTAAGACAATCACTTGCTAATATTTACGGACCATTTGCAAAAATGATGCAAAACTTCTTCAATAAATTTCAACAAATGGGTGCACTTGGATCACGCATCTTTCAACACCTCTATATGGCAATGAAAAAGGCGACAGGTATTGCCATTGCATCTATTTATATTGGCCTATCGCTACAGACAACTATTTTGAATACAGTTGACTTTATTATTAATGTTATTATGATTGTTCTGTACATTATGATTGCTCTTTCAGTTATCTTTTTCTTTCCTATTTTGCCTGTTATGGCTATAGTCTTTTTGGCTGTAAATGGAATTGAGAAAATTGCGCCTGGCCGAACAGGCGCTATGGGTCAAATCTTTTGTTTTGATAAGTCTACACCAGTTATCTTACAGAGTGGATTAACACAACCAATGAATAAAATTAAGGTTGGTGATATCTTACGGGATGGGCAGACAGTTGAAGCTGTAGTGCAATTGATGGGACCGTTGTCTCCCTTGTACGTGATTGATGGTGTGGAAGTAAGTGGAGATCATCGAATCTGGTTGTCTTCAAGAAAACAGTGGATCTTTGTTAAGCATCATCCTTATGCATATAAATCATTAAACACTCCTGATTACTTGTGGACCTTGATAACATCGAATCGCGAGATTCCTGTACAAGGATTGTATACAATTCATCGATTTTCTGACTGGGAAGAGATTCCTGATACGGATGAAAATGCGAAATTATGGGATCGAATTGTGACGGATCTCTTAGGTCAGGCTCCTAATGTAAAGCCTCCGATGAATGCACCGGTGCTTTCAGGGGGACTTTATGTTAAGAAATTTCAATCAGGGTGGGTACCTGTTTCAACGATTCAACAAGGTGATTGGATTATGGGTGAAAAGCGGTGGACAAAAGTATTAGGAGTCTGTATCCGGCAATCAGTAGGAGGAATCGGTGAAAAAGAGTCTCGTATTACGGATGGAGTTTGGATAAAGGCAATGAACTCTATGAAGGAATGGTACCATTCTTCCGAAGTATCTGATCTGCTAAAGTGGGTAGGATACCATTTACTTACCGATGAAGGAATCTTTCAGATAAGGGGGTTATCGTCAGGAGATGTACTCGTGCGGGATTTTACTGAGGTCGGATGGTGGAGATTACCCGAAACCTATACCCGGGTTGAAAAGGGTATGACTAAGGCCTGATAAAAAAGATATGCGTCAAGGAGAAGAGTAAATGAAGCAAGTATTATTTTTTGGAGGAATAATTTTACTAGTTGTTGCCGCGTTGCTTGTTTCACGCAGTGCTCTCTTTCGCGGTATAACTCGCGATGGATTCACGAATTACTATCTTGAAAATGCGGGTGGCGCGAAGGATAGTTATTCAGGCATTGGCCCCTTCGATGGTGTTCGTCTAACATGTCCGGGTGGCGAAAGCAGCTGGAAGTGCAACACACCGAATGAGCCGCTAAATGGTCCTGCATTCCAGCCTGGTCCTGATTCTCTTTTTATGTTCAAGAACAATCAGTGCAAGCCTGAGTGCTGCCCTGCATCGTATTCCTGCGATGGTGGTTGCGTTTGCACGAGCCCTGACCAGCGCAGTGTCATTGCGCACAGAGGTGGCAATCGCACACAGCCTGAAGACAGCTTATAAATGCGCTGCCTTCAAAAAGACAGCTTATAAATGCGCTGCCTTCAAAAAGACAGCTTATAAATGCGCTGCCTTCAAAATACGCTAAATAACAAATTCAAATAAAACAGCTTTGCTACTTTATTTGATATTTGCGGGTAGAGGATGACTGTTTCACCAATTACAATTCTTGGATTCGGCGTTTCTGGACAACTTCTTTTGTGCCAAATCCTTGAGTTCGTAAAGGGTAATAAGATCACGGTGATCGACTCAGATTTCTGCGGAGGGGATCTTATGTGCAAGTATTCCGCGATTCAAAGCAATACGACAATCGGTCAAAAGGTCGAGCGCTTATCACAAGAGGGTGCAATTGATGACTGGAGTGAAATAGGGCTCTGGATATCTAAGCGCGGTAAATCTACAGATTGCTTGCCTATAGTTGATATCGCAACTGATATTCAACGTAAGGGCCACGAGAGAGTAAAAGAATGTACTGCAATTTACGATACTGCGCGAAATCTTGAGTGGAATGCTGATACAAAACTCTGGACAATTCAGTTTTCGAGCACACGCCCCCCTTTACAAACAAGTATTCTATGTATTTGCACTGGAATGGAGCCCCGGCAAGATGACTACGGTGTCCCTTCTATTCCCCTTTCTATAGGACTTGATCCAGCTCAACTTAAACGTATGGTTCTACCCGGTCAGAAAGTAATCGTGGTTGGTCTATCACACAGTGGAACACTTGTCATCAAACATTTACTGTCAATTAATGATGTAGATATAACTGGATTTTATCGTGGGGATACTCCATTCAAATATGAGCGAAATGGATACTACGGTGGTATTAAAAAGGAATCTGCAGATATTGCTGATGCAATTTTGCGAGGAGACTATGGAAATCGTCTAACCCTTCTCTCGATGAAAGATACATTAAAAATAAGCCAAAAAGTACACTCAGCTAATTGGATTCTACAAGCGATAGGATTTCAATCAAAATCGGTGCTTATTCACTCGCAAAAGCCGTCGTGGAATACTAAGACTGGAGAGTGCATTGGATTTCCACAAATTCTATCGTTTGGTGCTTGTAATCCGGCAACAACTGAATACTTGAATAGGCATTACGATGATATAGGTATTTGTGCCTTTTTGGACCAAATTGAAGCACGTTTACCCTTGCTAAAGCAACAGTTGAAAGAAGCTTCTATTATTACTTAGTTGTAGTAGTTAGAGATGAACAGCACTGTTCAGAAGTTTAATAGCCTAGTACCTATGGCATCCAATGTTATTTCATCAAATGCAAAGTCGCTCAATAAGGCCGCGACAAACGCATATAATTCAGTTAATAATGCTGTTAATTCAGGTCTTGGCTCACTTGGATTAGCACCGGCTGCAAATGCTGGATCTGTATTTGCTGCAAATACAGGAAATACAGCAAATGCGGGAGGAGCATTTGGTTCCCCCTTAATGTGGTTTGTTGGATTTCTTCTGCTTTTTCTGGTCTTGTTCGCCTTCTATTACGAGCCTTTTATGAATTCAGTTCAGAATTGGACTACGAGTATACAGCAGTATTTTAATCCGAATACACCTCCTGCTCCTACATCAGATACAAAAGAAACGAATGAAACAGCGCCAACAGAACCACCTATGCCTCCGCAGGAGGCAAGTTCAAATCCGCCCTCAGGATTTGATGCAGTTGTTGAAAAGGTGATTTCTCCGGCAAAAGAGGTCTTTTCAGTGAGCTCTAATAACTTTTCCTACTATGATGCTGCACCGCTTTGCAAGGCACTCGGGGCTGAACTCGCGACGTATGATCAGGTGAAGGCAGCTTGGCAGAAGGGTGCTGATTGGTGCAATTATGGTTGGGTGAAGGGGCAGATGGCAGTCTACCCCACACAACAGGATACATATGACACATTGCAGCAGGGGCCGGCTGAGCAGCGGGGTGCTTGTGGGAAACCGGGTCTAAATGGTGGATACTTTGACAATCCTGAGTTGAAGTATGGTGTGACTTGCATTGGTCCTAAACCTAGACAATCGACTCACGATGCAACCTCTATCACGTCAGGTGCCACACGGCCTCTCACGTCGCAGGGTCTAGCATTTGAAAATAAGGTTCAGCAGTTCAAGGAACAAGCTGAATCATTAGGTATTTTGCCATTTAATTCTGGCAAATGGTTAAGTTCATAGATTGAATGACGTAGTACGCTAGTACAAGTCGCTAGTACAAGTCGTTCTTTCGACGGTTTGAATACATATCAGGAAGATTTCCATTATGGGCATCCTCCTCATCTGAATCCATATCACCATCGAGAGTCTTCTGTGTCCACGTTCCAGGCTGGCCTGATTGGACATCAACCCAGACATAGCAGAATTCGAGTAGACATACTTCTAGACGACTTCCAACAATAGGAAGAGTTTCTTGCCATTTCTCGAGGAACTCAAGAAAGCGATCCGTGGATACAAAGTAGTCAAATGTATCACGATCTTCTGAGTAATTTCTATGATTCGGCTGCGGGTTCATCAATGTAAACCGACGAGGTCTTGTCAAAGTATATTCTGCTTCGTAGCAAAACTTAATGAACTTAATGGCAATTTCATCTTCCGTGCGAGACCACTTATATCCAATCGACTGAATCCACGGGGACAAGCCATTAAAGAAGAAGTTAACAACTGCATCCTTCTTACTTCCCTTTTCATACCCCAAGCCGACATAGACCTCGGCCCGCAGCCAGTGGTCAAGGGATACACGGGTGCTGGGACACATAATATGAATACTAGACATACTGTCTATGAACTACTACACGACTATACTTGAGCAGGGGGCGCCGCAGCTTTCAATTTTTTAAGCCGTACTGCCGTACTGACGGCACGCCTATCTCGGATAAAGTTGACAAGTTCGTTCGTTTTATTCGGTATTTCAGGGTGCGACTTGAAGTACTGATCAATAGATTCGTGGAGGCTTTTCATTGTAAGTCCCGACGTAGTCTTTTCCTCCTGAAGCTGTAATTGACCTCCGGAGATTTGAATGACTGCATTTGTCATAGCGTTTTTTTCAAGAAGGGCTTTAACTTGCTCTTCAAAGCCATCCCGTTGTTTTCGTGCATTCATAATTTGCTTTTGAAGTGCAGCACACATATTGTCATAGTGAACCCACCCTCTGACATTATGTGCTAGGTCATTATTGTTCATTACAGTGAGACGGGATTAATTGTGGATAGAGCTGCCGCAACTAAAGGTGGTTGGCGCATTTGGAAGATAAGTAAGCTTACGGTGGTAAAGGACATTAGCAAAATGAGTGAAAAGAGAATGCAGGTCAAAATGATGTAGGGGAACATACGGTCTAAAATGTGTCGAAGCAGAGGATCAATGCAATGAATTTGAATACGTTCTCTATTTTTCTGATCTTGAAAGAATTGAACTGCACGATCAAGAATCGAATAAATCATAGTTCCGGGCACGTCTTTTTTTGATGCTGAGTCTTTTTTGGCCATAGATGCCATCTACGGAGGCGGTCTAAACTCGAGAAACGATAAAGACCGCAGAATGTCAAATGTCTTTACGGCGCCTGAGTGGATATCAAGTGAATCCCAGTACAAGCTTACGGTATCAAAGGCTTACAGTGATTCTGCAGTTTCCCGTGTCAATTTGAAGAGAGATTCATCTGCCTCGCTTACCTTTGAGAATGAGGATCAGGTTCTTGAAGTTGTGAGTGCGCTTTTGCATATCTTGCTCAAGGAAGGTGGTGATAATCATTGGTTTGCTAAGTTGCCTTCGCACGAGCAGCTCATCAAGCGTGTTAAGCACCTGTTTTCAAATATGCCTCAGGGGACTGAAGAATCGCAGGCCTATGTTTCATCCGTCTTTATGAATCCTAAGGTGCTTACGCTCGTCTGGACGCCTGTTCAACCTATACAGCAGTCGCAGGCCCAGCAGGGAATCTACTTTGAGGATTCTGAGTCAGATGGAGAGGAATCAATTGCTGAGAGTAATCTTCCGCCTGTTTCGCTACGGGCTGATCGGGCAGCGAGCCACGAAGAGTATTTACTTACACGCCTCCGGGCCGCCAAGGCACGTGTTGAAGCCGAGCAAATCAGAATGCAGTATTTTGAGGCTACGGGTCGGATGCCTCCGGATTCAGAGGATGAAGATGAAGATGAGGATGGCGATGAGAGTGAATGAATTCACTAAATTATCTTTTTTATCCATCACTGACAGAATCTCCAATGGCAGGTATCAACTCTCGTGATATCCTATTAGGCTTGTTTGCTGTTGGCCTGATTGTTCTGGCCGTTTATCTAATTGACCCTACGCTTGGTGGTCTAATGCCCCGCAAATATGGGTTCCAAGCTTCCACACTCTCACCGGCCTCTCTCGGCAACCAGCCTGCCAACTTCCCCGGTGGATCGGGTGCAGTAGATCGGGCAGGAGTCGTTGAAAATCCTCACGTTGCTTCTTCTAAAAATGAGGGCTTCGCTAATCTGTCAGGCTACGAGGGTCCGTCTGAGTTCGGCAATGCCGAGACACCTGAGGGCTGCTACCCGCGTGATCAGCTAACACCGGGTGAACTCCTTCCTAAGGATACAAACAGTGTATGGGCGCAGCAGAACCCTATGGGCACTGGCTCGCTCAAGGGTAAGAACTTCTTGTCTGCGGGTGCTTTGATCGGTATCAACACTGTTGGCCAGTCGATGCGCAATGCCAACTACCAGCTCCGCTCTGAGCCCCCGAATCCTCAGGTGGCTGTGTCTGTGTTCAACCAGAGCACGATCGAGCCCGACACGAACCGCCGCTCTCTTGAGATCTCATAAATCTCATAGATCTCATAAATTATCACAATTACATAAACAATACAAAAACCATATGAAGTCTTGTAAGATCTCGTACGGTTTTAGATGGATAGTGTCCTATCAGGAATTTGGACTACCTTTCACAATGCAACATCGTCATATCCAATTGTACAAGTAAAAAGCAAGGTGGATGGTTTAAATTACAATGTCCGCAACTTACCTGACAAGCAGAAAGCCGCTGATTTACTGGCATCTGTTCGGATGAAGCTTCAAACCCTCATTGATACACTCCGGCAGAGATATCCTGGTAAAGTGCAAGTCATTCAGTTAAATGAAAAGTTTGAGGCGGATCCTAGGCGTTTTTACGAAGCCACGCCTGATGCAGAACACGTCAGCTACAGTGTAAATAAAGGAGATAGCATCCACCTCTGTCTACGTCAGAAAGATGATGACAAGGAACAACTTGTTAACGAAAACGTTATGGTGTTTGTTGCACTACACGAAATGGCACACGTCATCACACCGGCAACGGCAAAGAGCCACGGTCCTGAGTTCTGGAATAACTTTGGTTGGCTTCTTCGTGAGGCAGAAGCTATCAATATTTACAAGTACCAGGACTTCAAGGCACATCCGGTCACTTACTGTGGTGAACGCATAACCGATCAACCTGAGTATGATCCTAACAAGGATAAGATACAGGGCGAAAATGGAGGCCTACTGAAAATCGGAACAATGTAATTCCTCAGGGGGAATTAAGATGTCTCTAAGGACGCAGTTTTCATCTTTCTTATCAAATGAAGAAATCAAACCGCTGCTAACCCAGACGGTAACCCTTCATCTTATAAGAATTTCTGCAACTGGAGCAATTACTAATGAAAAGGCTACACTTGGACCACTACCTTCGTGGTTTTCCCTTCACGAAGTGAAGCTGGCACTTTGGAATCTGAAAGAGAAGAATCCTCAGTTTTCACCTCCGCTGGTCTTTTTAGCAAAAGGAGAAGACCTAGATGCAGCGGGTATACCGACTCAGTACAAGCCGGTAGATCTAGTGTGGCTAACCGCAGGAGGATCTGAACGTAAGGATGTACTTTCACTTGTAAATCCTATGAGTTTGATGACTGGAAAACCGGATCCAAGATTTGTAGACTCGGCTGGAGGTGAAAAGGCGTTAACAATGGACAATCGTATTCGGATGAGTTTGAGTGATGTCTTTCGTCTTGAAGAAGGTAAGCAGATTCCTGAACTCTATGTCTTTCTCTATGTGGATTTGATTGACAAGATTATTGCACCGAGACCTCTTGGCCCTCGCGATGTTCTGGGTCGCATCAAGCCCTATTTTCCATTTGTCATTTCGGGCGTTTTACCCAGTGCGGAAGGCCTTTCAAATGCTGACTTGGTGAATCAAGCAAAAGAGTGCAAGAAGAATCTGGACAAGCTCGCCTATTTGGATGAGCTCTATGAAACACTGGGTGGTGAACTGAAACTTCCTGTTCTAAATGGCATCAAGCTTATGCGTTTGTGGTGGTCCAAGGCACCTGAAGGATGGGACGGTGTTGCACCGCTTTTTTTTGGAACTCGTGCCATTCACGAGCGGCCTTATCTGAGATTTTTTCCTTCATCTGGAACGCCGTTATCAAAACTTCGTATTCTAGGGGAGCAGCCAATTCCAGATTTGCCGAATGCAAGTGTTCTCAAGACCTGGAGGCAGGATAAGAATCCAAATCCAGGATTTGAATTTGCGTCGATCAAATTGCTAATTCAGGAATCGATGGCGGGTGAAGAAATACCCATTTTTGCAACACATCGCATTTTTCACGACGGCACGGCTGATCTTATACTACTACCGCCGAAGCAGAAGCGTCTTTTAGATCCTGATACAGATTTGCAGGAAGCACCTGAAATGATTGAGAAGGCAATGGATACATTGCCCTATTTACTACTTCAACCGGCTCTTGGACAGGCGGATGTTGTCTTTCGCTTGCGACTAATGCGTGAAGATACGCGAGTGACACGAGAGATGCTTTTGCAGCGTTTACCTTGCTTTTCATCATTGTTTCAGGAGATTCCAGCGCTGCTTGATGAGCAACCGCTTATTGCACTTCGATTCAAGGGTGTCAGTAATTATTTTACGGAAGATCGTGTCTTTACATTTTTAACGCAATTGCAGGCACGTGAGGCAGTTTCTGGATCGAGTGAGATTGATAAATGGGGTCCTTTGGTAGCTGCAGAGTTTCAGATTCCACTAGAAGATGCGAGGCGTACTATTGTTGCGTGGATCGCACAGCGCAATGAGTATTCGTTAGCTGTTCCTGAGACGAAAGATTTTATTTTAAATAAAAATCCTGGAATTGATATTGCCATTTTTGCGCAGCATCCGATTTACACATTTCACGTATCTCGTATACAGAGTTTTGAACACTTTGGCCTTCTCAAGCAACTCTTGGGTCTTTTCATAACGGGACCCGCGGATCGTTTCTCAAAGCAACGATGTGAGATGAGCCCACAGGCGATAGTTGCAGCTGCAGCTGCAGAGCGATCCATACAAGCAATTCAGCCTCCTGTTGCCTTGCCGGCTGAAGAAGAGGAAGAAGAGGTCGCCTTTCCTGATGAAGATGATGTTCCTGAGTTCTTGCGTGGTGCAATAGCTGCAGAAGAAGAAGAGGAAGAGGTTGCATTTCCAAATGCTGAAAATGTTCCTGACTTTTTACGTGGGGCGCAGCAAGCAGCGCCAGCAGCCCCAGCTGCACCAGCTGCACCAGCAGCGCCCGCAGCACCCGCAGCACCCTTACCACAAGTATTAGAAAGAGATGCAGAAGAAAAGGCTGCCTTCGGTAAGCCTACAGATGTAAAGGCAATCGGCCTCGCTAAATACTACATTGATCGTCTTAAAATTGCAGATCCAGCTATCTTCAATTATGCCAAGGAGCAGAAAGAAAAGGGCTATGTAACTCACTGCGCTGCAAACGTATCACGCCAGCCGATCGTACTCGATACTGAAGAGTTCAATGAAATGCGGCGTATCTATGAAAATGATGATGATATGGAGTTTGTTGTCTATCCAAATGACAAGGATTCAAAGAAATTTCTGAAGAAACAGCCAAAAAAGCAAAACGACGAAACAAGTACACTTGACGGCCTTGGATATCCGAGTGCGGAGAGACCTGAAGTGATAACAATTGTAAGGTACGGATCAAGTGCTAGAAAGCTCCACTATTATTTCTGCCCGCGTCTATTCTGTATTCGTGATCGTCTGCTTGTACGCTACAAGGACTTCAAGAAAACTGTAGATCGTAAAGGCAGTCCTAAACCTGCAAATACGTGCCCTTTCTGCAAGGGAACTTTAATTGAAGAAGACGATATGAAATCAAAAGCACGTGATGCAAATAAGACAGTGCTACAGCGCAAGCAGCAGCCGAGCTCAGATTCTGAGCGTCAGATTTACATTGGATTTCTCAAGCGTAAAACTCCTGATGGACTTGCACTTCCTTGCTGTTTCATTGATCCTGAAGATCGTTTTGATCCGAATGATCCTGAGTTTACGAGACTTGGTCTCAAAGCAACTGCAGCCAAGCCTGTTGTTCAAGCAAAACCTGTTGCTGCTCCAGTTATCGCTGTACAAGAAGGCCCAGCTCAAGCTGATCTTCTTTTACAGGCACTCGCGCCTGAACCCGAACAAGAGCAATCAAAGGCTGCACCCATCAAGGGATATGTTCCCAATTACTATCGTGTTCTTTACGGAGCAAGTACAAAGTCAATTGTAGACGCTAATAAGATTCCGTTAGATATTATTGTTCCCACCTCTGCAGCAGATGACCCGAAAAGCGGGCCTCAGGTTGGTCTTCTACCTCAAGTGCTAGATGCCTACTTTGAGCAGGACTCGAACGCACCGACCTTTCAAGATCGTCTTGAGATTGTACGTAAGCTCAAGGCGACTGCCAAGGGATTTCTTCGTGTCGCGACCGAAAATCACTCAAATCAGAGAAATTTGTCGCTGTTTTCAGCGTTAGCACCATACCTAGGCTATCAGAACAATGCAAATGAAGCAATGCGCTTCATCGAAGCACGTATGACTCCAAAGAATTTCTTACAGCTCAACGGTGGCAATCTAGTCAATGAGTTCTACAATAAGTGCGAAAAGAAGACACAGAATAATATGCGCACGTGGATTGCCACGCGTGTAGGGATCGATGAATTGAAGGCAAGTAATATTCCTGCGATCGAACGTCTGATGAATTCGTTTGAATGTTTTCAGGAATACTTGGTTGACCCTGAACAAAGAAAGGATATGCGTGTCTTCTATCAAGCACTGAGTGAACCTGGAGTATTAATGACGCGTGGAATTCTATTTATCATTCTTGAAGTGACAGTTGAAGATTCTCTAGTCAAGAAAGGCGACAAGACTGAGTTTAATCGTGAAGTCAAGTTTGATCGTGTACGATGCCCGCCTTATCCTCTGAGTGAAGGCCAGCAAAATGCAGATATCTCTTTTATTATTCATTACACAGAAATCATACGAGACCGCTCGGCTCCCGATAGGAAATCTTACAGAAATCTGGGCTGGGAACCACTTTTCTATATTGAACCCTCTACAGATATTGTTGTTGAAAATCAACGTCATAAGCCTATGCTTTGGTTTCAGCGATCTGAAGAGAAAAAGTGGCCACCGATTGTTCAGAAGCGAGTTTCAGAATTCTTCCGTGAATGCGGGTCCATCAATAGAGGCCCCTTTACAAGCCAATTTGGTATGGATCCAAATGCATTAATCGGAGCAAATGAGCTCATAGCAGCAGTGCGTATAAATCCAAATGGAATTGTGCGAGATTCATACAATCACTTGGTTGGATTGACGTACAGGGCTCGTGCTGGTAAATCTGAACTTGCTGTTCTTCCTATCGCAGATGACGGATCGATTCACTTTGAGCGTCGCCTCTATTTGGACTGGGATGATTTTGATCCAGCTGCGGCAGACGATATCATCAAGTTTTATAAGGAGAATATTCTTCCAATCTTTTCGCAGTATGCTGGATATGAGCCTAAATATCTTGCGAGGGCGAGAGATACAGGTAAAATTATAGGCATTCGTCTTGCGAACGGCTTTATCATACCCGCGACTCAGCCGCGAGATCCTGCAGCCGTTGCAGGATATCGCGTGGTTGATATTGATGATCTTGAATGGGACATTAATCGTACAATCGCATATGATAGTAAGGCGCGAGAGCGTGCATTTAGACTGGCATCTGCGGTAGATGAAAAGAAGGATAAAGCATTTCTGAAGTTGCAGTTAAAAGATGCGCAGGATGAGCTTAATGATATTTATCAGCACTTGCGTCTGACATTCAGTAATTGGCTAGCAATGGGTGCAGGTAAGGATAAGCGAGCTCAGATGGAACCTGTTCTAAAGTCAAATACTTTACCACTCTTTGAGAAGCGTAAGCGCTTAGATATCTTACTGGAGGGTGAGGTGATGAAGTGGCTGAAGCCTGTAAAAGATGCAGATGTTAAGGGCGAAGTCGGATTCTTACGAGTTGACTGTACAGATCTAGATCATACAGAATGTGAAAACAATGGGCGATGCCAATGGACACAGGATCCTAACAAGCCGTGCAAGATTCGCACACCTGAGAGTCAGGAACCGAGGCTGGCGTATTCGATTCCACGACTTTTGTATTTGAGACTTGTGGATGAACTCATTCGCTATGCAACAAAACGCAATGAGATTTTTCAAAAGGAAATTCCTCGTTTGACCATTCGCAGAGAAAAGCAGCAGATTGGCGATCAGCTCATCATCCCTGAAGGCACACCTGACTGGAATATGTGGTGGGAATACTTGAGAACTGAGTGGATGACACCTGAGAAGGAGATGCCAAAGTTCTTTGATGAACAGTTTGAGCCTGTTCCACAGATGGTAAGACAAGACACACGAGTATTACCTCCTTTACTAAAACGTATTTTAGATCCGACTGGAACAGATCCTAAGGCGCAGAATTTGGTGTGGAATCCTACAACAACACCTGATCAACCTTATTTATTCTTGACACAGGCAATGGGTCGCAATGAAATTCAAGAAATGGAACTTGGTGCAAAACAGATTAAGGAGATCGCGTTAACTGCCAAGGTACAGGTGTTGTATATTCCAAGTGAGGAAGCAGCAGGGCGAATGCTTGCAAGAGCTCCTGGATCCACTGAAGCAATTATTTTGATGCCAGTGGATGGTGTTCCTGGATGGATCTCGGTTAGAGGAACGTATACAGTGAAAATTCCACTCAATGCGGTGCCTGAGTCTCTTAGAAAACTTGGGCTAAAGTAAAAGAGGGCTAAAGTAAAAGAGGGCTAAAGTAAAAAGAGATCTAAAGTAAAAAAAATCAAACAACTAATGGACTCTTTGTATATTGTAATTCCTACAATACGATCTTATAAAGTAGCTCTAGATCTTCTGCTTGAGTCTCTTCCTGAACAGTGGAAAACTAAAGTAATCCTAATCTATCAGAAAGAAAAGGAAGAATCATTTACTGTATTTCAAGATGGCCACATCGAAGTCTATCTTGATAGAAATATCTATGAATATGGATCTTGGATTGGAATTAACTTGTTGCTAGAGAATAAAATAATTCCATTTGATTCATGGTATTTATTTCTACACGATACTTGCAAGTGTGGACCTAAGACATATGAGAAATGTAATGAGGTGCTTAATTTATTTACAGAGTCTGAAATTGATATTGTTTGGTTAACTCTCAAGGGAGAGTCTAATATATGTTTACTTCGGCGTAAGGCAATAACAGAAGGTGCAAAGATGTATAAAAATGAATATATAATGAAAAAAATGGATGCAATTAAGTATGAACACTACCACTTTTCAAAATTGTCGCCTAAGATGATCAATGTTCCACAGCTATTTCTTGAAACTGATAAGATACTAAAAGGAGATAAACCTATTTATGGAGTTAATAAACGCACTGTATTTTATATTGAATCAATTGATTTAGAAAAATATTATGTATACGTAGAACGTGAGCAAGAACATCCGCAAGCTCCATAGGAGCTGCTGGATCCAAAGGATCTACAAGCTCCATAGTCTAGATCAATCATCCAGAAGACAAGGCTCACCAGGAAGAACAATAGGATTTCCTTTACCTTCCTTAATTGCCTCCAAACGGCAGTCTAGCATCGACTGGACTTCGTCATCTAGTATATTAAGCTGATAGCGCACATAGTTCTTGTTGTTCGGATGCAGAATAATTAAATAGAGTCCAGATATCTTGAGGCCATAATGCGTCTCAAGAAACCACTTGTAAACATTAAGCTGCATAGTGTAATGCCAGTAGTTGACGTTCTCAAGATGATCTAGAGGGGCATATCCAGCCTCTCCTTTATAAGCTTTCGTCTTAATCTCCTTACTGCGCTTCCAATCATAGATCACATAGGTTCCATCTTCCTTATTCTTGAAGACTGCATCAATACTTCCTGAAAGCTTATGATCCTCATCAAAGACTTCCCACTCCATACGATACGGTTCGAGCTTTTCATAATAGTCGCGCCAGAAGTTCTGGAAATATTGCCACTCTGCTGTATCAATGACAGTAGGATCAAGAAGTTCGGTTGCACCATTCAGCCACTGCTCAATTGCCAAATGCATATTTGTTCCCTTGCCTGAGGACTCTGCCCCACTGGTTGACCATTCAGTTGAAATCTCTTCAGCAGTTTTACCAAAATACTTACTCTTTGGCCAGTTAGGAGATGCCATCATTTGTTTGATGACGGCATCTGCATCAAAATGAGGAAAGAAGGCGTGAACAAAGCCAGTTGTTGAGATATAGCCTTCGCTTTTGCCTCTTATATAATACGTGTGCGTTTTTTCTACGAATCGTACAAGTGCATCACGTGGATGTTTGTTTAGAAATGCAAGAGTTTGCCAAGGCTGCGGCATTTAGTATATTACATATTTAAAAAAGTATTCAAATTTAGTTATAAATGGTTGATGTTCTTATAGTAGAAAATCTATGGTTTGCTTTTGGATCTCATTTATTGAATATAAAATGGGCAATGATGCATGCTTTAAAACATAACTATAGATTTTATTATAAGAATAATAACTATCCAATATTTTTAGATGGTACTGTAGAATATTATTTTAAATCATTCTCTACTATAACAGATTCTGAATTAAAAGAAGCAATACATCATAAATATATAAAACCAGTTAATGGAGAAGAAATATTGACTTGGAAACCTGACGCATTTGATACTTATAATGATTTTTATCAACACTTATTAGAGATAATATATAGACCAAGTGAATTCATAGAGTATATGCTAAGTAAAAATAAACTTCTTCAAGAAATTATAATTAATAAGATTAAGTATATTGGTCTTCATATTCGTCTAAGTGATAAAATAGCAGGCCCTTACAAGGAATCCGATTTTATACCTTTAGAAAAATATGTAGATAGCTGTATACAAGTAAGAAATAAATTAAATATAAATACAATTATTCTTTGCAGTGATACTATTGATGCAGTTAACTGGGTTGTAGACTATAATTCAAAATTAAAAGAACCTTTTATTGTATTATATAATACTGAAGAAGTACGTTGTAAAGATGATTGGACTGATTCATTTTCAGTGAAAGCGCGTGATAATAAACTAAGCCTAAATCAATTACAAGATGAAATGATTACTTGCTTCATCAATTTTGAATATTTATTAAAAGCAGAGATTCTCGTTGGAAATTTTGATAGTGGCTTTATTTATGCAGCAGTTGAATATAGAAATAACATTAAAGATATAAATGTAAATACAAAGCCACCTTTATGGTCGATAAAAGAAATTCACCTAAGTAGAAATGGCTTCCCCGAAACAGTATCACCCGACAGTAAAGGGAGTGTTTGAGTGGGCAAATTCAGAACTTGAGCACGTGGGTCGTATTGTGTCCGTTGAAGATCCTGATCTTCAGTATAGCTATGCATTGAGCACAGTGAATGGTATGGCTTACTTGAAAGATGCAATCTATGAACTTGTAAATGATCCTAAGTATTCTATGCATAAGGAGGATCTACTGCGTCTCCACGGCGTTGTAATCCGTGCAATGAAGCACTTGGTAAAGGATTTTAAGATTAATTTAAATACAATCAAGGCTTTTAATACCAGAAAAGTCTTGAGCAATAGGAATTTTACTTACTTGAAAAATACAAAGCGTAAGACAAGATCTAGTCGTAAGACCCGTCGTAATCGTAATTAAATTATTAGACTATGCAAACCCGGCCACCTTCATCATCATCTTACCTAGCTTGTTCTCACCTTCAATAACACCTTCAGCAGTACGCTTACCACCATATTCACTCGAGGCAGAACCAGTGTAAAACAGCAGTGTCTTTCCCTGCTGCTTTGCAGCCTCGAGAATTGTTCTAAAGTCCTGATCTTTCGCATAACGCTGCTTAACAGCCTCTTCCAGAAGACCCTCCTTAACACTATTCCACTTGACTTCGTCGAACTTGGCATTGTGCTTCTTCATCGCAGCCGGTTTCATTTCAGCGTGCACTGCCTTGACTTCTTCTGTTAGAAGCTGAGCATCACGATTTGGATGAAGTGGCTTCTGTGTAGGGCCCATTTCGGCACGTCGCAGATTCTCAAACTTCTGGTGAATAATCGGGCTTTCCTGACCAAAGATGGCCGTTGCGAGTGTCGGCTTATCGGTTGCATACTTGTAGCGCATACCCGCCATAAAGTGCTCGATTGACGGATACACCTGTGTAGGATCAGCAGGATCTGAAATAGGAAAGAGAGTTCCAGGGGCAATGTGTCGCATTGCATACTGATTTCCAATCTTGAGGCGATCCTGAAGTGTTGCCTCCTGGTAAAACTGGAGGACTTCTGCAGCCGCATATTTGCGATTGCCTGCAGGTGCTGAAGGCGGTACTGCAGAAAGAGGAGCAGGTGCCACTGCTGATCCTGCAGCTACTGCAGCTTCAGACAAATCAACACCCTCTTCCTCAGGCAGACCATCGGTAGGCTCTGCGATTGCAGCACGCTCTCCCGCAACACCATCTGAAGGTGCAGATTCCCCTACACGCTTGAAGATAAACCAGCGGCTCAGAAATGAGAACTGCTTAACCGCCTCTGACATTGGGAAGCGCCGACCCTTCTTCGCCGCCATTTCCCACGAGGATCCAAACATATTTGTACAGGCCTCCAGACCCATTGACTTCAGATCTGCATCAGGACAAAGTTCGCAGCCGATGGTGCGCATCTTTTCCTTCAGAAGCTGAAGAGGAACCAAGTACTCACGGTGCTCAGCGCCAATGCTAATGAAGTTAACATCAATTGCCATTCCAAATGCCTCATCTCCAGGAGGAATCTCATCCGAGTCGTACTTACGTGTAATTGTCCAGAGAACCGTATCGGCATCAATTCCCTGACGAGCCTCACGTCCTCGTAGAAACTCAAAGGTCTTCTCGCCGTCAAAGCAGCAGCCGATAAAGTAGCCACCAACCTTCAGTGTCTGTGCAATGTTTTGCAGGAATCCATCGAACATCTCCTTCGATGCGAAGAAGTAGTGAACCGCAAACATACAGCTGATAACGTCAGCACCCGCCTTGAAACGACTTGCGAGCTGAGTATCAATATACGGTGGAACTGCGCCCTCTGCCTTGATTTGGCCAAAGACTGATCGGAGAATTGTCGAGTCTTCAGGTGTCGCACCGGCCTCACCTGACACGAAATTCTTACTGCCATCTCCGATCGCAAAGGCCATCGGTAGAACTGACTCGCGGCCGTTCTTATCCATCGTATCCATCAGACGCTTGTAGGCGCCATCATTCGGATTATTGATACTATCACCGGCGATATCAATACCCAAAACAGCACCCGCATTGACGCGACGCCACTTCTGAATATCGACTGCCTTACCGACGCCAATATCGAGTAGAGCTAGATTAGCCCGCTTCATAACAGTTCCATATAGGACGACTTCCTTGATGTACTTGTTGTGGAAGTCGCGCAGACCGCGCACTTTGTTCAAATCTTTTGCAGGCGCCTTGCGGTCCATATAACGCTGGGAAATCGCAGCACGCTCTGACTCCAATGTACTGATGTCGTCAAGTTCAGCTTTTGTGGGCTCCTCAGCACCTGTGCGAATCATTGATAGTGTTATGGGCTCGTGAATGCTATTCCAGATAGACTGAGCTGTCTCATCACTGTTCAGTGTGCGGCCAAGTTCACCGCGGAGAAGACGCTCTGTCTTGTCCGTGCGGACCAGCTTCGGAACCCAGCGCCAGCCAGGAGGGCGGCTTGGATCGTAGAAGATTTCTACAATGCTCTTGTCGGTGATGGGTTCACCTGACACTTCGCAGTATGCGTACTCCTCACCAGACTCTAGCTCTCGTACAACTTCAATGTAGCAGGTGTTTGCCATCGAATCGGAGAATTCACGAGGATGAAAGAGAACGGGTCTGTACACGGAAGGGCCACCTTTGCCCTTTCCAGCACTTGGAAGAGGCAAGTTCATTAGCACAGTTTCGCGGGGATTTACAGTGGATGGATCATTACGTGAGCCCACGTGCAGACGTAGGGACTTGTAGCGAATGGCCTTGCCAGAGGACGGATGAATACCGTCATAGACTGCGTCCGCAGTTGTTCCTGGTATCTTCTCGGTCACAACCATAAAGTCAATTGTGTTGTCGTGAGCAGGCTTCCACTTGAACTGCTGGCGGAAAGGAGCCATTGGAATATCAGGCAGAGGCATATCATTCTTTGTAAAGATAAGACCATCTGTCGTGTAGACGTGCGGTGCATCAAGCATCTCAGATGCCGCAGTAAAGATACTCGTATCACCAGATTTGCCGAAGCGGAACTTCTTGAGGCTTACAGCTAGACGAGTCTTTGTAGTAAGTCCCTTGATGACTTCCTTTACGTCAGCAGGTGTATTCCAGGCTTTTTCCCAAAGCTTCATTTCATTGTAGCGATAGGCCGCTCCGGGCTTGCCATCAAAGAAGGGTAGCCTGTGCACATCTCTAGCACCGGCAGCGATGTAGATATCGAATATACAGAACATATGAACGGATTCATCAGCGCTGTTCTTTGTAATCCACTCGCCGTCAACAAGCGATGTTGCACAGGCCGTATTGACTAGACCGGTTTCATAGACGTTAAGTGCACCATCAATGAGGTACAGATGACCATTCGCATCGACGAATCCCATTGTACGGAGACCATCGGCCTTGTCGGTTACGTTGTAGCCCTCGCGAACATTGGGTGTTCCGGGCTCAACGAGCGACAGCATATTCTGGAGTTCGAGAGTCATTGTGGCAGCACCCCGAAACTTATCCGTCTTCGTAAGTCCTTGGTAGGACTGGATAACTTGACGTTTCGTTGTATTGCTGATTAGGAGACTATTCTTCTGAATGCCTCTGAGGACCTCACCGATACCTTTAATCAGACGAGAAACGGCAGCAGTCGCGGTATCTCCTTCAACTCGCTCCATCTCCACTTCCACTTCGTAGATCGGAAGATCCTTCGAAATGTCTTGCTGAAGAAACTTCTTGACCCAGCGATAATTGCCGCGTGCATCCTTGCGGCTTGATCGAACCATAGAAAGATCAAACCGTAGGCCTTCGCCGCGAAAGGTCCAACGCCGGAGAATTCGGAACGCCTTATCCGTTGTGGCCCACTGGTCCAGTAGGGCGACCATTTCACTGCTGTTCTCATTAATCTCGACTTCTCCACGCATCTTAACACGTACATTGTACTCCTGAAGATCAAGGTTCGCATTTGTTGCAGTGCGCTGCTTGATCATCGCGGTAAACTTCTTTCCGTTCAGGCGGTCATCGCGGCAGTACTGCTGGATAACGCCAATACCATTCATACTGATACGTACGTTGGCCTGGGTTATGATATTAAGACGATCCTCCTGAGTAATCGAGGTGTAGCCGCGATTCTTGAGGCGCTTAGCAATAGCTGCAAACGTTGTTGCACTTACGGCACCGCCAAGACCGAACGTAGCTTCTAGCTCCTGTTCGGGATGGTCGAGCCATTCTTGCACAAGACGTTTGAGGTTCTCATATTCGGGTTTACGGATATCCATAGTACCCCTTCTGTTTTGGGGTAGGTATTCAACTTTAGGCGTACCTACTCTAGTTTACACCTGTCCAAGCACCTTGATAGCCTTAGCACGCCCAACCTTCTTGCGAAGGTCATCCTTTGACAAGCCTGCAGGATTGAGTCCCATTGCAGTGTACTCTGCAGTTAATGTCTTTACAGACGTAGACGGATGAGGCTGAGGCCACTCAACATCAAAGCCTGCACGCTCCTGATCTTGGATCCACTGCACAAGATGACTAGGAGACCAGGTACTTGCATCCCATACCTGATCCATCATCGGCTCGCGCATAATCCAAATTGTAGTGTATCCAGTGTCTCGAGGAAATGCCTTATCATCTAGAAAGCTAAGCTTCTTGTTAGTATCATTCCACAGAATCCAAAGAAGTGCCTGATCGGCTGAAACATAGCGCTCCATTGCGATTAGTGCTGCTCTAGCCTGATCTCTTTCAGGCTTGATTGAACCGAAGCCTTCGAGCGCCTTCTTTCGTCCGTAGTTCCGCGGAAAATCGAGTGTTTCGCATCGCTGCTGCCACTCGGTGGTTGCATCAAGCAGTAGTCGCTGCCGAAGAGGAGGGGGCGACACGCGATAGAGCGGATCCTTGAAGGTTAACCAAATGCTAAGAGGATGACGAGGCTCAAGCGTGTAGGTCGTAAGACCCCAACGAGGTGCCTTATCCTGAGTATCAAGAGCTTGATTCTGAATACCACGCTTGTGGGACTTATCAACTGAAAAGGTGCGATCCGGGTGTGAAGTACACAACTGGATCAGACTTTGAGGAACTACGCTTGCCATATTACATAAAATACGCGATAGGGGTTTAGACTACTTTAGTCCTTGCGATTACGACGATTAGTCTTGTTCTTGCGATTGCGACGGTTCGTCTTGCGATTACGGTTGCGATTGCGCCGATATACACCGCCAAACTGATTGTTATTAACAACTGCGCCGTTAGACTCAGCATTAGGAAAATTGGCATTGTTCGCAGCCCCATTGGCAGCCGCAGCATTTGCAGCGTTAGGAAAGTTGGGCCCGTTAGGCCCTCCAGGAAGATTATCTAGATCAATAGCCTGTTTTACTTGCTCAACTGCGCTAAGAACATCAGCCTTGACTCCTTGATCTGCAACCATCAGAGCAATTCCAATTTTAGGAAGTACTGCCATTGCTTGATCAGGTGTAAGATCTTGACCAAGTTTCTGAACTTCTAATGTTAGTGCCCTATCATCCATTGAAAAATAATTTTTAGCCATTCTATCTATGAGTCAGATTTAATAGCCATCTCAGTTATGATCTTACTTCTTTGCTCGAGATCCTTTGCATTAGACTTACAAAACTCTACAAACTTTGCAAGTGCTTCAAACACAGATGCCGGAAGTGAGCCAACATCGAAAAAAATCCCATTTGAATTCTCACTGAATTCACCGTTTTCACGGCGCAAAATTCTGTATATTTCTTCAAGTTCAGATCTAGATAATGTTTCCATCTCCTTACAAAAAAGCTTACGTATTTCATACTCCTCTTTCGTTAAAGAAGACATCTCTACTTGTTGATTTATTGACCATCTTCCTCCTCTTCCGCAGCTTCCTCTTCTTCCTCTTCTTCTTCATCATCCTCAGCCTGAGGTGTCTCTTCAGTATCCTTTGTCGCCAGTGTTTCGGCCGGTGGTGAAACTTCAAGGCGCGGACCACCCGTTGATCCAGCTAAGCCCCGGAAGATACCCACACTGACGATGAACGGATCCTTGAGCTGAAAGCGAGACTTCTGAATCTCAACCCGAATGCGATCACCCACCTTCAGCTGATCAAAGTCATCATCACCCAGATGGAGATCACGAGGTACCATCAGACGAATCGCATTCTCATAAACTGCATAAATACCCATCTTGTTTGACTTAAGTACCTCAACCTCCACTTCAGTTCCTTCAGGCGGATGAAGTACCCGCCCCTTGGCCTTGACGAGAAACGCCCAATCACCGGAAAAGCGACCTGAGTCTACACTGCCCGCACTGCGTGTTAGGATCTCCAGAGTTCCTGGTAGTACGTAGCCGTGAGTAGAGCACTTTTGCTCGAGACGCGCCTTCAACTTAGCTAGCAGGATAACGTCGATGGATGTTATCTCTGATCGAAGATCGAGAGGTGTCAGATAGACTTTTTCTTGAAAGAATGCTTCAGATTCCATTCCTGCCATCCTTCTTACTACTCTAGTGGATATGCCTTAGATATCAATTTTTGACCCCTACTTTTTACTTTTGTGTTTTGAGTAATAGGCTGAAAGAGGACGGTAAAAGAATCTAAGACCGCCATATCTTAGACGCCTTATATCCATCCAACGCAACACAATCTCCGTCAATGCACAAAAATTCGGTGCGCCTTGCAACTTGCGGCCACTCTTGAATTGTTCATCGGTTAGATCAAATCGTTTGCCTTCACTAAAGCGAGCTAGAATATCGCCAATTTCTACTAACTTCTTCTTGTGCCCGCTCACTGTACTTACGATGGCACACGCTGCACCACCACCAGGTTCCTTGCCTTTCGGTTTTGGTGCATTCGTCTTGAAGATATAGGAACGCTCCCAGGGAACTAGAGTTCCGTAGATCTCACCTGCAGTGGTTTGATCCGCGACTGCATTAACAACAGGATCTGTTTTGGAAGCTTTGAATACATTCAGAACCGATGGAGGACAGACTGCATCGTTGCATAGATAGACTGGCTCGTGGCTGATAGGATCCAGATATCTGAAGGCAGTTATGGCTGCAGGGCCTGTACCAGCACGAACGGTTTGTTCAGGATCAATTGCCTCTTCAAGATAGGGTGCATCTTCAGAATATAATTGATATTGCTCGGTCGGCTTGAGAAAGAGATCCCAGATGTATTGCCGTGCAACCTTCTTCAGATCTGCAATTGCAGATGCATCTTGACCCGCTGAGTGAATGGACTTTGCCCACCACTGAAGCTTAGTCAGACGAGTTTTGATATTATCACGGCGATCTGCATCATTACCTGCGATTCTGAGTATGCTTGCGTCGTATTCAGGCGATACCGTTTCAGGAAAGGGTGCGGTCCACGAATCAATCCACTGATTGGATAAAGTCCAGAATTGTGTTATAACAGCCTTTTCAGGAGCGGGCTGATCTATAGCGAGACCTTGCGCAACAAATTCAGGGACCTCTTGAGGTGGTACATCTTCTGCTACAGGTCCAACAGCTGCTGCTTGCCCTGCAAGTGTTGAAGCAACTGTTGCTGAAGGAAGACGAGGTACTACAGGTTTTGCAGCAATAGGAGGAGCAGCAACAGGTGCTGAAATAGTTGGATCATACGAATCACGCTTTACAGGATACTGTCCATACCGTAAGGCGATTGGAATAGATTGATCCTTAATGCTAGTCGGTTGAAAGAGAAAGAGATGATTCCGCAGTACAAGATGTCCTTGCCATTGCCCATTTTCAAGCACAATTGAAGGATTATCAACTGACCGCATCAATAAGCTGATGAGGGTCTGTCTAGGAATATCAGAAAACAGCGTTGCCAAGTCTTCCCATTTGTAAAATGTCTGTTCTTTGAAGATTCGCTTGAGTGTTGCAATTAATGTATGCTCCATAAAACGAGCTGCAAATAAATCATAGGTTGATGTATCTTCAGATAAAGTGGCAACAGGAACAGATGGTTTACACTCAAATGAGCACGTAGACCAGTCGCAGATTGGCGTGTAGTCTCGATCGTTCAAATCGACTTCGATTTCTTTATCAGGGTTCAAACTCGTTGTCATTTTGACTTTCGAAAGTCCAGAAATGAGAACGATATCGTGATTCAGATTGCAATCTACTGCACCACGCTTGAGTGCTCGACTCACATTTCCAACCAGAACAGCTTTATTCATCGCTTTGCGATACGAGTACAGATCAATTGTTTCCTTATTCAACGCTACTGGAAATATATTAACATATAAGTGAATTGTGCAGTTATGCTTTCGCTTATCTTTTAGCATTTGATGACTGCAGTAGCGAATTCCGCGACCCACAATTTGCTCCTCCTTCGACAAGTGAAACCAGCCTTCCAAGATATGCACATCACGAATCGCTTTCAAGTCGAGACCTTCACCGGCAACCTGTGAGCCAACAATCACCTTAATCTTACCACCATCTACATTGCTAGGATCACGCGCCACCTGGATAACCCGAGTATTATTGGGCGATAAGGGAAGAGACTGCTTGTCGCCAGTTTTTACATCACTTGCTGTTAACAACGCATAGAAGGCTGGACTGAATTTGTGATTATCAGAAGGATGTCCTAATTCTTTACGACTGCATTTTGAGCATTGCCGGCCTCCAGGCGAGACTGCACCTTTACTGAACAAGGGTGCAGATCGCCCCCACGGAGTATATCCGTTAGCCTCAAGAAGAAGACAAAAGATGATTGCTCCGTTTTCGACGAAACGGCTGTAGACGAATGAAATACCTTCCGATTTTTGAATGGTTTGAAGCACATTAAAAAACTTTGGACTGTACTGTTTCAGATGACTCTCAGAATTAATCATCCACCCATATTCTGTATCAGCATTTGCAGGAGTATACTGCGGTAAAGTCGAAAGACGTGTACTTTCGAAAGAGCCAGGAATACCGCGAACCGCAAACCAATTTCCAAATCCTTGAGTGCCATAGCGAGAATCCATTGTTGCTCCAGGAAAGATGCAGTTGCCGGCTTGCAAAAGCGAGTCAATTGTACGAATCCCTAGACCTTTTGCCTTTATGAGACGGTCAGTCTCAGTTTGCAAAACCATTAAGGATTCACCATTGAGTTCGCATTTTACAAGCGGCAGACGCATTGCATTTTGCTTTTCGAGTGCATTTGTTAATGGACTGCCATTTGGTGTTTGAGAAGGCCAGGTTCGAACTCGCATCGCCTCGGGTGGATCTAGGCGAGCAGGAAATGCCTTTGGATTTTCACCACGCATATACGAGACACGTGAATTTGAGATTTCAATAATCTTTTGTTCAGATGCAGGCGTTAACTCGCCCGTTTCCGTAAATTGTATATCACTTTTGCGAATTCTCTTATCCTCCTCTACCTTGTCAACTATTTGCAGGAACTCGAGCAGATTAATAATTTCAAGATAGCTATTGTACATTGGTGTTGCAGTCATCAGTAGAAGCTTATTGCCTTCGCACAGATTCAATACGCGCTTAAGAAAAGGTGTTAGCTTTTTACCCGCGGATGCATCATTTTTCTCATCATCTGCATCATCTACTGCATCGTCATCTTCATCTGCCTCATCACTAACAGTACGCAAATTATGGGCTTCGTCTACAATAATCAGACAGCCGCTCAGCGCTTTTTGTAGTAGGCGAGTTTCTTGAACAAGTTTACGCTCAGGTGCAAGATTTTTAGGAATCTGATCTAGAATATCGCGCACCATATTGCGAAAGGCAACATATCCCATAATCGCATAGCGTTTCTTGATCAATTTATTCACACGAAATTCAATATCTTTCTTTTCACGCTCGTACTGCGTCTGAGTAAGTTCTAAATAGCGATTCCCTGTACATCCTTCGTGTTCATTCAGATCATCTGCATCATCTCCTAGTTTGACTCGATTAATATCAAAGATCGTTCGATAAAACCCGTCTTGAATGGCTGGAGGAGCGAGAATATAGACCTTGTTTTTAGGGCTTAGTTCTAAGAAAGATTCTGCAGTTAAGACTGCAGTGCACGTTTTGCCTACACCTACTCCGTGATACAGAAGCATTCCATTGTACGGTGTATTTGGCGACAGAAATTGCGAGACAAATCGCTGCGTAGGAGTGTACTCAAATTCCTGCGTTTTACAAGAATCTTCTTGAAGATCCCTATTCGTCAGTTTCGACTGAAGGCTCTCCCGAATCTCTCTCTTGCGGAGCAACTTCGTAAGAAACTGGGTGTCTGCGATATCCGGATATAAACCTCCCTCGTCCTCGCGATCCGTTATTGCCTGAGGAGCTACTACTGCCCCCGCCGCCACTGCTGGGGGCTCCTGAGGTTGAAGGCCCTGTAGTCTCCTGATGGTGGCCGCCTTCTTGTCCGCCGCGTACGTCTGAAATTCTGCGATGAGTTTGTCTCTCTCCGAAAAATCGTCTTGATCTTTCCATTCTTCCACAAACTGATCCACATTTCTGGTTCTGGCTTCTAAAGACATAGAGGTCCTGCTGTTCTCTTCCTGTATTTTGATTTTGTTCAGAAGTTCTTGTCGCAGAACTATGTACAATAGAACCGCTTAGATCTTGAATTGTATTCATAGGAATACCAATGAGTTCTTCGCGATAAATGGGAGTGAAATTCCGAAAGAGTGTTGCAAGCTGAATTAGAATGCCTCGTTTCTCAAGATTGTCAGGTCTTAACAAAAGAAGAGCATCATCCATTGATTTCCACGCAAGAGAACCAATTTCTTTTACCATTTCATTATTGAGAGCATCAAATGAAATAGTACGACCTCCGATGTACTGGGCAATGTAGTATGTATGACGATAGTGAACATCATTGGATCCATAAAATGTTTCCACGAAGGGAGCAATATTCATTACTTTCCATAATTCATCTTCAAGAATACTTGTTTCTTCTTTGAGTTCACGATATGCACATTGGATATCGGTTTCATAGGGGTCGCGGCGACCTTTAGGAAACCCCCACTCAGGTGTTTCGTAGACAACAGGCTCTTGCCGGAGAAGATCAGCAAGTGTATAGGATTCACCCTTATTTGTCTCGACACCCTTGCGTATATCTGATAATTTTTGCTTTGAGATTTGCCTATCGTGTGCATATCGCTGACTTGACTCTGCATCAGATCCCCACAGATTTTGCCAGATTGTATCAAAGTCATCGTTAAGAAGGCTTTCACGTTCCTTTTTGGTCGTTCCGCGAAGTTGTTTACGAATATAGTCAGGGTCATTTATCTTGTATTTTCCGCGAAGGATATCCATAAAACCAAGACTGTCCTTACGCTGTATCATAAGGACTTGAGGTTCCACGTTATGCAGACCAGTAGGGTTTCGGGTAGGTGCACAAAATTCTCGTGTAGGCGACCATTCTTGAGACCGTCCTACAAACCGAAAGACAAGAACACCGTACGACGAGACAGGTTCTATACATTGACGAAACCCGTGTCCGGATGTTCCACAATTTGAACATGTAGAACTGTGTGTAGGTGAAAATTCATTTGTTGATGTTTGTTGTAATGACATTTTAGAATGTCGTCTTACTTGGTAGTAGCGTAAATGGCTATAAGTGGGCTTATAAGACGCGGTTCATATAGCAAATCATTTTTCTGACTTGTTTGACAGATAGAATGCAGATTCCGCCTGAAGTATGGGGACCGTTCTTTTGGCATTCGATGCATATTGTTGCATTGGGATATCCTATGGAGCCGAATTACGGTGAAAAGAAGGCTGCAAAGGAGTATTTTGAATCACTACAGATGCTTATTCCGTGCCCTATCTGCAGAAATCATTATACGTCTCATTTAGCGAAAATACCCATTGGACCTTCGCTCGACTCGAGAAAGGACCTATTTCGTTGGACAATTGATTTACATAATGAGGTCAATGAGATGTTGGGTAAACGCAAGCTAACTGAAACTGAAGTGATTCAGTACTACTCCAGGCTCGGTGCAAGAGGTAGATCTCCTGTTATCACAGCCAATGACTTTATGGAGGCAGATCAGCAGGCAATCTACAAGGGTGCCTGCGCAGGTCTTGCGGTTGCAGCTGTCGTTGGAGGAGTCTTATACTTTGGTCTTCTGAATGGAAAAGATAAAGCCTAGACAGAATGGGAATCGATCCCGAGGCCCTAATGGAAGGACTACAGATTCCTACTAAACCAACCCAAGAGCCAAAAGTAAAAGATGTCAAGATGGTTGTTCTGAAAGCAAAGCTTACGAATGACCAAATGAAGGCGCGAGAGGGTACGTATTTCTCAGAGAAGGAGGCTGACACAATTTACGACGAAGATATTGATGTCTGGGCTGAGAATGAAGATGCTCCTGGAGGCAAAGTTCTCGTTGCACGGTTTCGCAAAAATGTCATCCCGAAGGAACTTATTGAGAAGGCGTGGGCCAATTTCTACAATGCGGCCTCGGCCTCCAGAAATCGTGGTGCTGCTGCGGGTCCGATTGATTTGAAGAGCAAGTACTGGACAAAGAGAAAGCCGAAGAGTGTGAATAAGTGGTCTGCGCAGTACGAGCAGAATGGCAAACTCAGTAAAATGCGTGTAAATAACAACGTATTCAGCAGTGTTCTTGGTTATTTTGAGCGTACTCCGTTTATGGGCTTGCCGTGCCGTCTGACCTCGTATACGCAAAAGTATTTTGACGAATACAAGGAAGGAATTCCATACATTGAGGCGATTGATAACTTATTCAAGAAACTTGTTCCCGATAGGCACAAGGTTCAGCTCAAACAGGCTAATGAGAGACCTGAGTATCGCATTGGAGATACGGCCTTCTCATCGGTAACAATGAATCGCAATTTCCGTACTGCGCTTCATATGGACGATGGCGATCTGAGAGAAGGATTCGGAAATCTATCGGCGATTGAACGCGGCAAGTATCACGGCGGATTTACGTTGTTTCCAAGATATAAGATCGGCTTCAATATTCGCACGGGTGATTTCTTAGCGATGGATGTTCACGAGTGGCACTGCAATACGGAAATGCGTGAGACGCCTGAAGATAAGGCCTACAACAATAAGCTCCCTGACATTTACTTGAATAATAAGGAAACAGGAACACAGGGTGTTGATAAGAAGTACAGTCGCTTATCCTTTGTCTGCTATCTGCGTGAAAAGCTGAAGAACTGTAATCCGAAGGACTCACTTCCTTACTACAAGAAAATTGGCTATGATCCTAAAAAGGGAACACTGACACGAAAGAAGAAAAGAAAGACAGAAAATATTGAATAATTCATTCTTAGTCGCTGCTAGAGATGGACGCATCAAGGGCCCAAAAGATTGCACAAGTTCTAAAAGATACAAAAACACTTGGAAAAGAAATTGGTAAGCCTGTAGGAGGTCCTGCAGCAGCGGCTGCGAGTCGTGCTGCGATTGAAGCAACCTCCCGGTTGCCTACAGGGACTATGGCTACAACCATAATGAAATATCTTATGTACTTTATTGCAACTCTTTTGGCAATTGGCCTCCTTGTACTTGCCATTGACCAATGGATAACACCTGTATTTAAGAGACTTCCTTACACTTTACCCGGCATTGACAAGACACAGGCATTCTGGTCAAATTCATTTAACGTCAAAGAGATAATAGTAGGATCGCCTCCAGTAGTTGGATCATCAACAAATACTTACTGCAGTGTACTCGAAGGACAGCCTCAATACGGAATAAGCATTGATGTTAAGATTGAAGATGAATTTCCTCAAGAAAGTCTTAAACAAGAAATTATAAATGATCGTATCTTTTTTATCATTGGATCTGTATCTTCTCCTAAACTTCAGATTAGTCTGGATAATTCAATTAATACAGTGTATATAAAATCATTTTCAGGTTTATTGAGAGAAAATCCAAAGACTGTACTCATTGAAAATGTACCTATTCATAGTCCGTTCCGCATTGGTGTGGTTGTAAAACCAACCTATATGGAAGCTTACTTGAATGGTAAATTATATTCAACAGTTAAGTTTGCTACTACCAATACTGCCTTAGCCTTGGTAAATCAAGATCGCATACTTCCCCCATCAGCAATTACAATGAGTAATAAAGCGTATGGTGCAGGAATTAAGGTAATGAACTTCCGTGCGTTTGGCTATTTACCGTCAGCTGAAGAATTACTTTCAAGAATGAATGATTTAACTCCTGATTCATCTTTTGAGTAAGTACTAAAAAATAAATCAAAATTTTATTCCATTAATAAAATTTCGATTTGATGAGTCTAAATTAGCATCTACCGGTAGATGAACACGGTATATCTCGTGTTAGGGCTTGGTGTAGTCCTTCTTGTTATCTATTTAATTGTAAGATACACTTTTGGTACAGTCGCTAAAACTGAAACGAGTAGCATTCTAGTACCTATTCCTAATTCAAACAAACAATCAGTTTTATTATCTGAAAGTACATCTGTTGCTACAGCTGAGCAGTTGGATAAGTCGTGGTATGGCACATCTGGATCAACCTTGTTTTTTTTCATAAATCCAACGATTAAGGATCGCACTGCTCGAGTTGGAAATGAATATGCTACGGCACTCACTTTTGGTAATGGTGTATTAAAGTTAAATCTACTCGTTGCCCCCGATGCAAGTCGCGGCGAAGAATCTGCACCGGCTCAACTTGTGATTAAAACCAATACAGGAAGTGAAGTGGTTGAACTTTACAATATTGATCTCCAGCGGTGGACATCGGTTGCCATTGTTAAGCAGTCTGCTCGATTCAAGATTTATCTAAATGGTAAACTTACAGCGGCGTATACGTGCACAACTGGTATGCCCGAAAAGGATACAACTCAACCTCTAAAGATTGGAGACTCTACTGGTCGCCTCGATGGAAGTATAACAAATATGGTTTTATACTCAGTTCCCCTTTCAACACAGGATATATACTCTCTAATTTCTCAACAGGCTGGCACAGATGGAAAACCCTATAGTGTTTCTTCAGATGCAATCGGTATAGATAGATTGTTTTCGACAGTTCCTTGGCTTGGCATTGGGTGCCCGGGTGGACTTTGCACTGAACCTAAGAAGCCAAATCCCTATGAAACCTGGCAGACTTCATATGCTTAGATCGCTGGGCATTTTACACGCCACGCTATAATTCTTCTAACATGAATAGAATCGAATGAACTCTGCAGTCGGAGCCATGACAACAGGTCCTGGAAGAATTGTTCTGATGCTAGCTGGCATTGTTATCCTATGCGTATGCCTATATTACTTATACAAGTACATAAATGGCGATGCTGACAAGGCCGATATGGTTGTATTTGCCAACTCGACTGGAGGTTTACCTGGACAAGCAGCAACTGCAACTGAATTTACAGTAACTCCATCATCAGGATCAGGAAAAACTGCTACTGCAGGAACAGCTCAAATACCTGCACTGTATAAGGGTGGTGAATACTCAGTGAGTATTTGGATCTATATTGCGAACTGGGGAACCAACGCAAATTTTAATAAGACATTCTTAACAATTGATGGTGGCGGTTCACAATTTAATACGCTACAGATGTACATGGGTGCGAGCACAAATAAAATGGGTATCCGTGTATCCACTCAAAGTCCGAATAGTAAAAATCATAAGTTGTTTACGGGCATAGGCACGAATGCTAGTATACAGACAGCCCTTAATGAAGCAAAATCAAGTCCTTATACCGATGGAGAACAAGATTTTATGCAAGGAGACTTACAGTCAGTTGATCTCCAGAAGTGGGTTCACGTGTGCGTGGTTCTCAGTGGTCGTCGTCTTGATGTATATATGGACGGCAAGCTCACTCGCAGTGTGGTCCTAAATTCAATGTTTGATGTAGATGGAAATGGAACAACGTATAAAATGAAGGTTGGTGGCCCCAATGGTTTCGGCGGTCTCATCGGCCAGATCAATGCTGCCAACTTTGCGTATACTCCTGATCGTGTTTGGGCTTTGTACAATAATGGACCTGAGGATACATCAATCTGGACACAGTTCCTCACTTATTTCGATCCCGGTCAGTACTCCTTCTCACTCAAGCGTAATGGTCAGGATGTCATTTCAGGAAGCACCTCTAGTTAAGACTGCAATTCAATTAAATTCTAAAAAAGACCTTAAAAAAATGTCTTTTTTACAATCCTAATGATAGTTAGAGAGTATGCAGGCCGCAAATAATGGTGCTGTAAAAACGAATAGCTTTCCCAGTACAGGTATCTCCTTTGGTGGTACTGATCCGCTATCGCAAGTAATGACTGGAGTTGCGTTAGTTGCTATTGTTTACTTTACGCTGCTTTTCGCTGAATATTTGTACAAGTCCTACCTGGGAATGTTCCGTGATCGTATTGAATTGTTCCCTGATACATATCCTTCCGGATCTCTTTCTTTTACAGCCATTCAAAATCCGGCAAGTCCTATTGCACAAACAGTGTATACTTCCGATAATCAGCGCTCCGGTGTTGAATTCAGTTATGCAATGTTTTGCTACATTCAGAGCTCTACATTTAGTCAAGGCAGTTCATCTCTCTATCATATCTTACACAAGGGATACTCTAAGGCTTATCCTTTAATGGGACCTGGTATCTTTGTGCATGGGAATGCGAACACACTGCGTGTTTATATGAATTCTTATTCGACGTGGAATAACTTTTGTGATATTGAGAATATTCCTGTTGAGAAATGGTTTCACTTGGTTGTATCGTGCAAGGGAAATCAACTACTTATCTATATCAATGGAAATCTCAAGACAAAGATGGCCTTGGCGGGCAATACACCGCCTTACCAGAACTACGGAGATGTATCACTGTTTAGCTCTAGAAAATTTACACTCAATTCAGAGACAACTAGTTCTCTAAAGAATGATACGGATGATTCTGCTCTTTCATTATCTACAATTCCCGGATCTGGAAGTAATCTTGTGTTTGCTGGATCTGCATCAGGTATGGTAAGTCGTGTATTTTACTTCTCTTATGCACTGACCTATACCGAAATCCAGACACTAATGAATATGGGTCCTTCTCCGAAGATTGCGGGCCCGAGTATGAGCATCTCACCCTATTTGATTGATCAATGGTGGACGAATAAGTAAGTTGTTTGCGGGATCTTTTCTGATTCTCGGTTCAACCCAACTGAGAATCGGAGCTTTCCGATTCTCGGTTCAACCCAACTGAGAATCGGAGCTTTCTGATTCTCGGTTCAACCCAACTGAGAATCGGAGCTTTCCGATTCTCGGTTTAAATGAGAACTCATCTTGTTTCACAACAGCAAGAAGAGTTGTCATGACAGGAGGAGGTTTATATGTTTTAGTTGCCTACGGTTCTCAGAATGTACTTTTGAGTGGAAACCCTGATTTTACCTATTTCTATCTTGTTTTGAAAAAATACAGTCATTTCGCCTTTGAATCTGCGACTCTTCAAGTGGATGGCCCTGGAGAATTACTGTGGGATGCACCTATCAAGATTCAGGTAAAGATTCAACGAATTGCTGATCTTCTCTCCGACTTGTATCTAACATTTACACTTCCGGATATTTACAGCAAGTTTATAAATCCAAGCGTCCGTCCTAGTCAGTACGAGTTCAGGTGGAATCGCTATATTGGTGCTCATATTATACAGGATGCAACCTTTCTCATAGGTGGAACAGAAATACAGGAATTTGATAGCGACTATCTGATTGCAACTGCACAAACGGATCAAGATGAAACTCAATACAATAAGTGGCAGGAGCTTATCGGTGATATTCCGGAACTAAATGATCCAGCAAATGGTGTTTACTCCGGCGTGACTACAAACTCAGTCGTCCGTTCTCTGAGGCTTTATCCGACTGTTGCACAGAACAATGAATCAGGTATCACAGTACAGACAAATGCACCGTCGATTCCAGGGCAGCAGATCACTGTACCACTCTCCTTCTGGTTTACACAGAATCCAAGTTTAGCCTTACCTCTCGTTGCACTTCAGTATCACGAATGCTATCTCCAGCTAACACTCAGACCTGTACAGGATTTATTTACAATCTTGGACCCGTCTGGATATCGTGTTCGTCCTGGATATCGCGTACTTTCATCTACGCAGCAGATTCAGACAGGTAATTTTACCTATGTTACAACTACCACACCTGAAAATTACCTGAATAACTATTTGGTTGATTTTGGATACACAACACCATCTCTCAGTACTTGGCCCCTAAATGCCTATGTTCAGGCAACCTACGTATATCTGACGGATGAAGAACGAAATACCTTTGCTAGTCAAACATTAACGTATCCAGTTCGACAAGTAACACGCTATGCCTTTCCACAAATCACAAGCCGGCAGAATCTGAATCTGTATACTCACAATCCAGTTCCGCGTTTATTGATTCTGCCTCGGCGTAGCGATATGATTTTGAATCTAAATACGTGGACCAACTTTACAAATTGGTTTTCACAGACTGCTGCACCTTATACTGCAATTGGTACTGTTTACAGTACAGGCTTGGCTGGTCTAGGTAATTCTGGTCTTTTGATTGCAGGATCCCAGAAGGATATTATTCGCCAGTTGCGTGTTTTATGCGATGGAAATGAAATTCAGGAAGTTAAGCCAACTCAGTATTTTCACGAGTTATCCTCTTGGAGATACGCCACGGGAGTATTTCCGAATGGATTAGTTATCTACAGTTTTGCGTTAGATACATCCAGGTGGATGAAGCCGAGTGGATCATTGAATACCAGTCGTGTGAAGAATTTTCAGATTGATTTGGATCCTTGGCCTCAGGCTGCTGGAACAAATTATACATTTGATTTTCTGATTTATGTTGAAAGTCTGAACTTCTTGGTTATTGAAGGAGGTATGGGCGGAGTGAAATACGCGACATAAACTCGCATATTAGGGAAATACGCGACTTAATCCTTCTTCTTTTTACGTGTCGTATTTTTTGCTTTTTCAGATTCTAGATTCGGATTTTTGAGTCGTATTTCAGGCATTTTAGATTTTCTGGTGGGGTTTTCTTTTATCCAACCAGGCCATCGCTTCATCATCGCTTTAATCGTTTTATGCTCTCGTTTAAAACGATTGCCAAACTGTAGTCCACCAGGAGTCTTGTAAACGGCAGTCTTTGGTGCAACAAAATTAAGACGGACAACAGCGCCATCTTTAATAAAAAACTGCAATGTTCTTTGATAATCTTCCTTTTCACCCTGACCGATATCAATACGCACTTCCTTACCTGGATTAAAGCATCCCCAGAAAGGACCTACACAAAATTTAAGATCGGTCGAGACCGTTGGCTTCATAAAGAATCCATTTGCACTCGGATAGACGCCCCAGAAGCGACAGTTAGCCTTTTTGCATTCTTTGAATCCGCGCTCAATAATACCTTTCAGACTTTTAAGTTTTCGCTCGTGTCTTTTTTGACTTGCATCATATTCGATAAATCCAGATACATCATCATCTAGAGATACAAGTGGAGTACCCTTAGGAAAGTGATCAAAGATCCAATTACGAACTTGAGGAAGTCCAGGAACGCCAACTAGAATTTCCTTATATGTTTTCGGATCAAGGACTGCTTCGTATTCCTTCTTCTGCTCCTTATCGGCAACAACAACGTAGATATTCTCCTTTGGGATACGGTATTCATGTAAAACGGCCAAAGTCTTATCACGGCACCCCTCTGCTCTTTTATACGATGGTACTACAACAGTGTAGTCTGCGGACATCTACTCTTAGCTTTTATTTGAAAGAAAGAATAGATGAGTTTGCTCACAAGCCTTAGTAATAAAATTTCTTATATGGTAAATACTGCGGTATCAGATCCAAAAGCCGATGCCTATGCTAAAGCAAAAGCTAAACAGGCAGAACAAGATGCACGCGTTGCAAAAAACCAGGAGAAGAGCGCTGCAGACGCCGCAGCAAAAGCAAAGGCTGAACAAGATGCTAAAGATGAGGCAGCAAAACTTTCCGCCCGGAGTAAAGCAAGCATATCAGGATTTCTTGCACAATCTTCCCAAGGAATTCTGACAGCATTTATTGTTATAACATGTATCGCAGTTGCGCTCTATGGTGGACATATTGCAGCAAATCAAGATATTGGATACTCACCTGCAGGTCGTCTTGTTTCATTTATGTATGGATGTATTCTGTCGCCGATTTTGATTATTAAGTATATCTTGAATCTGTATTACTTTAACATACCAGTACCGATGTGGGGATTTTTGCCGCTTAGTACCTATGTTCCAAATGGAGATTTGGAGACATTTTTCTTGTCTCCCTTTTGCTATAAGGAAAATCAGGGTAGCATTGATGCACGAGCAAAGGTTGCACAAAGCTATCTGGAAGCATTTCAAAGAACTGCTCCTTTGGCTGAACCTCCTAAAGTGACAGACAAATAACCAGCGGTCTAAGAATGACTAGCATTCTATCTACAGAAATGTCCTTGCCTCTTGTGAGCATTGTAACACCAACCTATAATCGCAGACGCTTCATTCCAACTCTGATTCGTATGATTGAAACTCAGACTTATCCGAGAGATCGTATGGAATGGATCGTGTACGATGATGGCCAAGAGGCTGTCGGTGATCTGATTGACGAAGCGCAGCACAGGCTACCACTAACGATTTACATTCGTAGCGAGGAGAAACAGACACTAGGCGAAAAAAGAAACCGTCTGAACCGCGAGGCCAAGGGGGAGATACTTGTTGCCTTCGATGATGATGATTTTTACTTTCCAGATCGTGTTTCAGCTGCAGTTGCTGCACTACGTTCAAAACCGTCTGTAGATCTGGCTGGATCCTCAGAAGTGTTTATATATTTTACAGATACCAAAGAAATCTTTAAGATTGGACCGTATGGTCCGACACACGCTACGAATGGCACGATGGCTTGGCGCAAACGATATGCTGCAAAGCATATGTACGACGAGGCCGTTGCCTTTGCAGAAGAAAAATCGTTCTTGGAGTCTTATAAGAATCAGCTCATCCAATTGAATCCGATGAGTGTAATGCTTGTAATGAGCCATAGCGACAATACATTTGATAAGTCTATTCTGAGGGCGGCAGAGAATCCATTGATTAAAAGGACAACCCTTACATTAAAGAATTTTATAAAGGACCCTGAAGTCTTTAACTTCTTTTCTTCTCTCTGAGGTCTAAACACGAAAAAGACCCAAGAATTAGAAGTGTTTGCGCAATGCCACAAGATGAATCGGTTGCAATGATGTTAGATGTGTATCAACAACCATTAACATATTCATTGACGAGCGAATCATCAGTAGCGAGTCAATCGGCAGAAATTAAAGTACCTCTTCATCCTCACCAGCTTGCAATGATTTCTGCGATGGAAGAGAAAGAATATGCCTGTATTAATGGATTTCGCATTGGGGGTGAGCAGCATTTTAGTCAATTTGCGATTTTAGGCGATAAAGTTGGATCAGGTAAGACTCTGATGATGCTTGGATATATAGCCCATATGAAAGCAAAAGCACAGCAAGCAGCCAAAGTCTATTCTCGTATTCACACCTTGTCAAAATCTATGTTCTGGAGCCATAAGCCTGTTTCAACTACAGATTGCTCTGGTGCGACTCTTATTATTGTTCCGCATACTCTTTTTCATCAATGGAAACAAACCATAACAAAGCAGACAGGTCTATCTTTTGTAGAAGTTCGCACGACGAAAGCCTTAGAAAAGCCCGATTTTATCGCGAATGCAAAGACGCGTGATATAACGTTAATGTCAAATACGATTATTAAACACTTTATGGAAAAGCGAGTGCACGAAACGATGCAGTGGTCTCGTATTGTCTTTGATGAAATTGATAATGTACAATTTACTTCGACGACAGCGATGCCAAAGGCTAATTTTTACTGGGGTATGACAGCAACGTGGTCAAATCTGTTGTTTCACGGGCTCTATATGTACATGTCTGAGACCTTTCTGAATCGTCAAATTTCAAATGGAATTCATCCTGAACTTGCGATTCTCTTACAGCAGGATCAGGCAACAAATGGCCATAATTACTATGCGCGGTATGATATTAAAAGTCATAACTTCTTTTCGCCATTTCTAACAAAACATCCTTCACGGGGCTATCTAGTTTTGCGTTCTTCGAATGCATTTATGGAGCAGAGTTGGAAAACGCCGCCTGTATTTGAACAGAGAATTCTCTGCGAGTCGACCATTGTGCATCGTCTTGTATCGAACTTTGTTAGCCCCGAAATTCAGGAGCTGCTGCACGCAGGTGATGTACAGTCTGCACTTCAGCGTCTAGGTGCAACTGCAGAAAATCAGAGCTCATTGATTGCAGCAGTCTGTTCTTCACGTGAGAGTGATCTGGAGCGTCTGGAAAAGACACTGGCATTCAAGGAAACAATGTCTTACAGTACACCTCAACTCAAGGAGGCTGCAATCTCATCACTACAGACCCGAATTGCATCACTCAAGGAACAGATCTCAAATCTGAAGGAGCGCATCACGAATGCAAAGAATGAGATCTGCGCTATCTGTTATGATGAGCCAAAGACGCCGACATTTGTCAAGTGTTGTTCACGCATCTTTTGCGGTGTCTGTATTGTTGCCTGCTTACAGAGAAAGGCGAACTGTCCCTTGTGCCGTGCTGACTTGGATTATACAAAACTCTGTAGTATTGAACTTACAGAGACCAAACCAAAATCAAATGCAAAGACTGCACCTATTGTTCCGAAGCTTCTCAAAAAGAAGGATGCACTGCTCAAGTGTATAACAGATTCAAGCGGTGGTCGATTTCTAGTGTTCAATCGCTACGATAATCCGTTTAATGAGATTGAGGGAACACTCATTGAGCGTGGCTATCGCGTTGCAACCGTACGTGGCAATAAAGATCACGTGTCCAATATTCTCAGCCAGTTTGAGAAGGGTGAAGTCAAGATTTTACTGATGAACTCGACTACTGCGGGTGTAGGAATGGATCTGAAGTCTGCGACTCACGTGGTTCTAATGCACGCGATGAGAAAGGAAGAGGAGCGCCAAATTGTCGGTCGTGCTATGCGCCTAGGGCGAACAGCACCACTGAATTTAATACGTTTATTGCACGAGGAAGAAAGCCAAGTGATTATCTAGAATTCACGCTTGGCAATCGTTTTGATATGCTTCATTTTCTTTGCCATCTTTTCAAAGGATCCCTGTCGTACATGATGTACAGGATCCCAGACACCGTAGAATACACTATACGCATTTTCCCACTCCTTGTCTGTATACAGATCGGGAAATTCACAACGGGGAATGTATTTTCGGTCAAGCATAAAATAGACATTTTTTGAGCCCCGCAAAACAGGATAGGGAACATCATTATTTCCAATAAGCGAAAAATACTTTTCGACCTCATCTTCCATATCAAATTCGTAAATCGAATCGCCAATATAGACATAGCGTTTTGCTGCAATCTGAAGAAGAATCGAGTTTCCAATAAATAATTTAGCCTGGGATTTAGTGTGATCTGCGTGCGGCGGCCCTGAACTCTTTCCAATCCAGATGTTATCGATCTGATAGACCTTAACTTCTTTATTGTATTCATATTCGTCTTTGGCCTCATTATACTTTCCTTTTACAATGGATACCGTGTTGCCATCAACGGATACTTCAAAGGGTCTAGCAAAATTATCGTGAATCTGGTATTTCTTAACCATTCTACTCTACTTGTAGGAACAAAGCTGCTTAGGAATACTCATTGAATCAATCTTGCGCGCTTGACTCGTTGATAGTTTGATTCCAGCATTTGCAGCGGTTGTCTGAGTTAGTAATTCAGGAATTTCTTCAATCATACAACCTTTCTCATCAGAAAACTGAATCATCTGTTTCCACGTATTGTACATGGATGATTGGCGAGTGAGAACTTGAGTGAATTGAAGTTGCGCAGGACTGGGAACTGTATCAACAGGATATTCAGATAGAAATCCATTTGTAATCTTAAGTTTCAGCTGAAAACTCGGTCGTAGCAGATTCCAATTCTGATAGAAAAAGGCCCAGTAATCTGCCTTGTCGCTCAGATCGAATAACGTCAGAAATTCCTTGTAGTGAGTCCACGCTTCTGGAACTGTTGCTAAGCGCTTATGAATATTTTCGTGAACACAGAGACCTGACAGATTTCCTAGATTGTTCTCTACTTCGGGAATGATGAGTGGATCCCAGAAGTCATAGAGACACGAATGACTGAATTTCAGAATATCTGTACTGGGTTCTTCCGTCTCACCTTCTTCCATTGTAAGTTCAGGCGGTTCTCCACCAGATCCCTGCTGTAAGTTAATACTTGCCGAGTCGCAGCCTTGAATAGATCTTAAGATGACACGTAAATCTGCAGATGCAAGAACTTCGGGGCGAATCTGAACACCTAACCATTTCTGAACACTGCTTGAAGGAAATTCCATCGGTACGTAAGTACTCAGACGAACAATATGCTGATAGGCACGACCCTTGATTTCATTACAGATCAGAAGAAGTGGATGAGTCGTCTGACCAGCCTTCCAGCCACGCATATAGTCGAGAAGTTCGCTCAATCCACCTTTTTCACCAAGACTGAGACCATCAATCTCATCGAGTAGAACTGCCAACTTGTGCTTATTGCTCGTCGGAGACATTGCTTCTAAGACTGACTTTTGCGTGAGTAAAGGGATAATCTGTTTTTTGAATGCCTGTCCACTACGTGTGTGGCTTGCATTCAGTTCCACGATACGATAGCCGTTCTCTTTCAGGATTTCTCGAGCAAGGGTCGTTTTACCGACTCCTGGAGGTCCTACAAGCAAAAAGGCGGCTGTATCTGGTATTTTCAACCATCGTCTGAGTAAATCTTCGACACTCGGATGAAGGTGTGCATAGGACATTGATTCTTTAACGGAATTCTTTAATTGTGTTTAGACCGCATTATCGTAAGACAGTATTTATGGAGTGCATTTATTGGCCTTACTAAATTCCTTTGTAGCCTGGAAACGATTGAGAACAATGCAGGTATCTCCATCGTAGATACCTTCCCAGGTTAGGCCGCCATTAGAGCAAGCATTACAAATTTCTTGAAGTCTTCCTGTATCACCTGCTGTGATAGCCGTATTCACAGTTGTTGATGTAAAAGGTCCTGGGGCCGCAGATCCACCAAAATATTGAACTGTTGTCTTAGTTGACTTTGCAAAACCACCACCACTTTTGCTAGATACCCCTAAATAATCAACACATCCAGTACCATTGTGGGTTAGATAATCCGGACACGTATTTATTGTCGGGGGCCATACATTAGATTTTGCAGGAATATTTCCAAACCATCTCATTCCAAAGAAGACCATAACAAGACTTGCGCCAACTGCGTAAATAATTGTTTTACCGAGAGTTTCAGAGGAGTACAGAGAATATGAGCCTCCTGCAACAACTACAATCGAAAAGAGTATATAGAATACATACCAGTAGTTAACTGTATTTAGATTTACTCCTAGGATGACAATGTCTCCGCTAGCAGCGGTTTTGGAGCTCTGAGCATTACCCATTCTATCTATCGTGAGTATTCATTTTTAACTCTAGAATGATTTAGTGTCGGGTAGATCAATTGAAATGAGACTTGATTTATAATTTTACTCAGTGATACTGATTAAAATTATATTTTTAAGTTTATTACAGCTGGATTGCTTATTTATTGTTTAATAGAGGGTGGGGTAGTACGCGACCTGAGCAGGGCCAGTTCCGCCAGGGAATGTATCCGTGATACCAGCGCTCTGGAGCTCGATGTAGCCGGTGAGGTAGTCAGCGTTGGCTGTGGCGCCAGGGGCCGGACCGCCAACACCGAACGTGGAGATCGTAGGGACGAGGAGCTGGATCTTGCGGAAAACACGGCCTGAGGAAAGAACTGTCTTGCCGTTATCACGGAGAACACCGCCCGCACCGATCGTGGAGATGGTGGAGGTGTATCTGGAGGGAGCAGTGCCGCCAGCAGCCCAGGGAGCAAGGGCAAAGCTGCCGTTGAGGTAAGAGCCACCCGCACCTGTGCCAGGTGTGTAGGCGAGAATCTTTGCAGCTATATCACCGAGAGGGATAAAATAACCGCGCGCCTGGTTGCGTAGACTACGATCACTGAGAGGAGATGACATTTGTTATACCTCCGGCCTAGAAAATAATTTTGATCTTTTAAAAAGTTATCGTTTTTTTGCCGTAGGGAAACTAACCTCCAAACAGAATGGACCTCCAGGACTTCCAAAATCAAAACTCAATGGTTCTACCGAATACGAATCCGCTACCGGAAAACGGAATGAATGGGCGTGTGAATCTAACACCGTCGGTTTCAGCCGGTGGATCTGCCGCAGTTCCTGGTTTCACGTATAGAACCTCCGTAGAAGACTCTTTTGCCGCAGATGCTCTTCGTGGAAACTGGGAAGTCACACCGCTTGCATCTGCTTTTTTCAGTAGGTCAAACGTCATCGTAATCCAGAATCTGATTCGGAAACAAGTCTATGATAAGTCTGGACCGAAAAAATATGTTATTGATGACCAGTCCGTAGATGAACTTACAATCATTATGCGGACAATGTATTTGCAATACGCGCAGAACTTGCCGTACGGTGTTGCAGATCAGATTCATTCATTGAATACTCTCGTTGCCAATTGGTCTGTTCCGCACATTATGTCAGCTGTCGATCACTATAATTATTATTTGAATGACATCAGTCATATGCCGGTGCCTTTAGCGCGATCCGTAAGCCTCAGTTCTGCTGGAACAAAGTCGCTCCCTCTCAATCCTTTTGTCTAATTGGCCTTGACCTTGAGAACACGCTTGGCCTCCGACTTCTTGAGGGGTGCCCCGGACGCAGCAGCCTCGCGTGCAGCCTGCAAGGCTACCCAAGACTTCTCAAACTGCTCCAAGTCGCGTAGCCAGAGAGTTGTTGCTGTGGTGCCCTTGAGCGTCTCAAGTGCAGCTTGTGCTGCCTCCACGTGCTTTCGCGCTTCCTCCACGGCCGAAGACTTTACCCTGTCCATCCGCATCCGTAGTAGATACTCATACGAATCCACTGAATCTGGATCCGTAAGATCATCAAGTGCCGGTAGATTCTCAGCCTTCAGTGCCTCAACAATCTCCTCATCCGAGCGACGCCGTAGATCCATACGGTCCTCAAGCAGTGCTAGCAGGAATCGAGCCTTGGCATCAAACTCAATAAGCTCCCGCTCAAGCCGTCCGATTTCAAGTGTCTTACGAGTCTCATAGCCGGTGAGGCGAGTCTGATAGTACTCCTCCATCATATCACCCACCGTCGCGTAGCGCTTGATCTTCATCTCATTGTTGAAGCAGACCATATTGGTCGTGTGCCACGTTGAGCTGAGCTGTAGCATCTTCTCAGCAGCGGCCGGATCGGATCGCATTTCAAAGTACACATCTGTTTCGAAGTAGAGGATAAACTTGACCTCCACATCATTGTACAGGTCATCGAATGACTTGAGAATAGGCTTTGTACCCTTGGCCTCATCACCCGTACAGAGAGTATCGAGATAGCCCTTATAGTCCTTGGTCCACGTTCCGACAGGAAGTTCAGTCACCGTAATCGTGTACTTGCTATCATCCCACGTAGCCTTACCCTTCGTCGTCCAGCTCGTCTCCGTAGGCCGATTGATAGTTCCCTTGAATCCGTACCACCACGGCTGCAGAACAAGTCCTGCAAGGGTTGAGCGGCTAAGATTCAGACGATCCCGCAAGAGAGCAATGACATCACTGGGATTATGCGGAGGGATGTTTGCACTAAAGCCAGTCCCGATACCGACTGCGCCATTGATGACGAGCAGAGGAACTACAGGCTGATAATATTCCGGCTCTACGATCTGGCCGTCATCATCAATATACTTGAGAATGCTTGCATCCTCCTTGCGAAACAGAGTATCTACGATGGGCTCCATCTGTGTGTGAATATACCTCGGCTGAGCTGCGTCCTGACCACCCATCAGTCGAGATCCAAACTGCCCAATCGGCATCAGCAGATTGATATTGTTGCTACCGACAAAGTTCTGAGCCATACCCGTTATGGTCGAATTGAGAGACGCTTCACCGTGGTGATAGGCAGCGTGCTCCGAAACGTAGCCTGCAAGCTGGGCTACCTTAATTTCTGACTTGAGGTTGCGCTTCAGGCAACAGAAGAGAATCTTGCGCTGGGACGGCTTGAGGCCATCCATCACGTGCGGAAGTGATCTCAGATTATCAGCGTTGCTAAAATGAATGAGCTCATCGTTGATGAAGCGGCTGTAGGGAATGGACCCACCCTTGCTTACAGACAGCATACGACGCGGATCAAATGTGTTGAGCCACTCCTTACGGTCATCTGCACGCTTCTTTGAGAAGGCCAGGCAGAGCGACTCATCGCTGTCCTGGTCCCACAGATACTTCATATCGAACAGATTCTTGAACCACTCACGAGCCTCTTGAGGGGTGCTCGTGCCCAATCCCTTGTAGTACTTGATCGTCCAGCCCTTCAGAGCATCATCGCCCTTGGTTGCCTTCTCAGCTTCGCGCCAGGCCTCAAACTCTGACTGGCTGTAGAATGAACGAACATCATTGCGCTTGGTCATTTTGAGCAGTGGAGTCGCAAGGCAACAGAGGAAATCACGCTTCAGCAATGAGAGCCAGAAGGTATGGAAGAAGTTCATTAGCAGACCCTTGATATGGCTGCCATCGTGATCCTGATCAGTCATAATCATAACACGTCCGTACCTGAGTGTCTTGATGTCAGTGTAAACCTTGCCTTGCTCCAGGCCCAGAATCTTCTTGATCGCAGTCAGTTCCTCATTCTTGTTGAACTTGTCCTGACTGATATCCTTTACATTGAGCATCTTACCTCGAAGAGGAAAGACACCCCACTTTTCACGCCCGACAACTGCAAGGCCTGCGATCGCAGACGCTGCAGCTGAGTCTCCCTCAGTGAGAATGAGTGTACACTCATTGCTCTTTGCCGTACCGGCCCACAGCGCATCCTCCAGCTTAGGAAGGCCACGCAGGGTCTTGCGCTTAGTACCATCCGTCTTCTTTGCATCCTTGGCGGCCTTTGCGTCTAGAATTGCCTGAGCCTCCTCGAGCAAGCCAATTTTGATTAGTGAATCGGCTAGCTTATCTGACTTGAACACGGAGCCGAACTTGGTGGCAGGCGTCGTCAGTGTCTCCTTCGTCTGGCTGTCGAATGAAGGATTTACGATTGTAGAATTGATGAAGAAGACAACAGTATCCTTCAGCTGACTCGGCTTGATGTCAATGCGCTTCTTCTTTGCTGCATCAGAGAAGTTTCCGAGGACAACACGAAGAACGGTCTCGACGTGCTTGCCACCCTTTCGTGTATTGATGCCGTTGACAAACGAGATATGCCGGTCATCAGGTGAGTCATCCTCAGCAAAGAGATTCTTTGCGAGTACTGCACCAATCTCCCAGCGATCACCGCAGCGCTCATAAGCGTGGCTACTGCCGTCGCGGACAAAGAGATTAATGAACTTTTCAAAGGTGTTTGTCGGTACGACAGTCCCTTGCCAGCTGATCTTGACATCTTTACCAGCCATTGCGGCTAGTTCAATTGCCCTAGTGTGCAGAACTTTTTCCATTGCGGCAAGATCTAGACCAGGGAATCGGCTTACGTCAGGCTCATAGGAGATCTTAACAAATCCCTTGGCAGATTTATCCTTTACGATTGACGGCTTTCCGCAGACTGCCATATGATCAGTCCACGTCTGCGTGTACTTCTGACCTGACGCAGGATTACGAGTAGACAAAGTAAAGCGGTTGCTAAAGATATTTGTCAACTTTGCACCATAGCCGTTTTTACCACCGACGATCTTCTCTTCAGTCTTATCGTAATTGCCACTCGTTAGGAGGTGGCCAAAGATAAGCTCAGGTGCGTAGACCTTGTGCTCCTGATGAATGGCGATGGGAATGCCATCACCGTCATTTTCAACCTCGATGAGAACTTCACCAGCTGCTGTACGCCCTACAGTGATTTCAATATGCTTGATCGGTTGTGCTCCTGTCGCACCTGCGGTTTGCGAGCGAACAAGGGCATCCCGAGCATTTACAATAATCTCATCGAAGATCTTGTAGTAGCCAGGATTGAATGCAACCTTCTGGTGCATCATCTTGTTCGTCTCTGCATTATAGACCCATCGGACTTCCTCGTGTGTCTCCGTTGAACCGACATAGGTATCAGGGAGTTCGAGGATATGCTCACGGTGCGTGTGCTTCTTATATTGGTCTGCCATACCAGTCCAAGGGGGGAGTTCACGGGTCAATTTTTGGATTACCTTTTTATTCAGAACTCTTTTTCATTGTATAACAATAGAATGAAACAGACTAGAAGCAAGAAAAGAACTCAGCGTAAATCTAGACGCCATATGCGTAAATACGCAGGAGGTGGGCTACCGACTGGTGCGGGATTTCCTTTATCCTATACAACTCCTTCCTACAAGGAGCCCTCGGCATCTGCAGGTAGCAACCTCCAGATTTCAGAGCCCGGCTTGGCACGTCCTGTCTTGAATCCCACGAGCGCAGTTCTTCGAGGTGGACGCAGAAGAAAGACACAGAGAAAACAAAGGAATCGTAAGAATCTAAAGGTAGGTGGTTTTTATCCGAGTGTAATGGGCTCGTTTTTACAAAATGCAGCGGGCATTGTTCCTGCAACGATCTATTCTGGTTATAAGTTATTTAAGAATGATAAAAAGAATTAGGAATAATTGTTTTAAAATGATCTGACTTCTTCTGAATGTATGCTAGTACTTCAGAAGAATCTAGTGTTTTAATAAGTTTAATAAAACCCTCCATTTTACGAAGAAATGGATTTAAGGGTCCTGCATTTGGATGCCATAAATGTATAAAAGGTATTCTAGGATTTTCTGCAGTTTCAATTGCAGTCATACATTCAAGCTTAGTCCAAAAAAGCTGATCCTCAGGTGCATATCCCCAAAAAATATGAGGATCGTATCCACCCACTTTTATATATAGATCACTTTTTACTAGGATACTGCTTCCCTTTCCACCATATCCATTGGGTGTACAGACTATCGTTTCATCAAAACCTGCATAAAATATAGACAGATCTGCTTGAAGTTTTTCACTAAATTCCTTGCTTGTTTGCCACACAAAGTGGTCTGAATATGGCTGCAATGCCACTGAACCGCGATCAAGATAGGTTTTCACTTTAGTAAAGAACTGATCAGGAACAAGTAAGTCATTATCGTGCATCATATAATACTTACAAGGAGGACCATAAAGAAATCCAATATCAAAACATAGACTACGATTGAATTGCCCAAGAGGTGAGCCAAGCCCGCCAACTATTGGAATATGAATCCAACCAATACCATTTGTTTTGGAATAGTCTTTGAATTCTGGTGTCTCGTTATGTTCTACAATTACAATCGCAATCTCTAGACTCGTTTTTGCTTTCTCTGTTTTCAATACCTTTACAGTTGTTTCAAGTAATGACCGGCGACCCTTACAAGGTATTACTAATAATATATCATATGGCTTCTCTACTTCAAAAGGTTGTAGTATAACTTGTTCATCTTTATTATTTATTATAGTATAGAGTACATCTAATTGCTCTATGTCGACTGAAAAATCCATTTATATTTCATTGCAGATAAGTATTTAGACTAGCAATTCTAAGATTTAAATGCACTCATTTGTAGCTTATGAAATGTCCTTGTGTAGTGCATAGACTTTGCTTGAATATAAGGTTCAACTTCTGAAGTAGTCTGCTGTTTAATATATAAATTTAACATATCCATTTCAGCAAGCAAAGGATTCTTGGTTGCAGCATTTGGATGCCATAAATGGATCAAGGGTAGTCGCGGAGAATCCGCATAATCAACTGAAGCAATCGATTCTACTTTCAACCAAAAGAGTTGATCTTCAGGAGCATATCCCCAAAAGACTTGGGGGTCGTAGCCGCCCACATTTGTAAAGAGGTCAGACTTAAGAATAAAACTGCCCCCTTTCGCACCAGGCTGATTTCGAGTACATACATCCTGTTCATCCACGCCAGTATAAAAAATAGATAGATCGGCCTGTAGCTTTTCACTAAATTCTTGATTGGTTTGCCAGACAAAGCGATCTGAATATGGCTGAAGAGCAATGGTTCCTCGATTAAAATAAACATTTACTTTATTGAAAAAATTATCAGGAATAAGCAAATCACTGTCGTGCATCATATAATACTTACAAGGAGGACCATAAAGATGACCAATATCAAAACAGAGACCACGATTGAATTGTCCAAGAGGAGATCCTACGCCACCAGTCATTGGAATATGAATCCAGCCAAGACCTTCAGTAAAGGCATATTCCTTAAACTCAATACTATCTGTGTGTTCAACTAAAGTAATTACGATACGTAGATCTGTTTTTGCTATCTCGTGCTTCAACACTTTGATTGTTGTTTCTAATAGAGGCTTACGCCCCTTACATGGAATCATAATTGAAATATCATAAGGCTCCTTTGAATCTAATACTTTGAATGCAGGTCGTTTACGATTCTGATTGTCAATAGAAATCTGTTCATTATAGTCTACTTTGTAATCATTCATCGGGTTTTCATTATTATAGATCATTAGCGCCTGATCAATATACTGAATACGTGATGAACCAGCCATTTCAGCGAGAGGAATATTAAATACCTGATCTGCAGTAAACATTGTCTGCTTTCCATTAAAGATATTAAGATCCTTTGGCAGCTTATTCCATAAGAATGCCCTTGCAGTAAAAAGATGGCTGAAGACCCAACCGCATTCACGAAATCCGCGACCCTTTTTTTCAGATGTATAATGATCTTCCGTTAATGGAACTGTACAGAATCCAGTATCACCATTAGACTGTAGATAAGATCCATAAGTTACCCAACAGTTTGTATTCTGGTAGCGTTCTACAACGGTCTGAAGAGAATATGTAGATGCAAGCCAATCATCTCCATCAAGTATGCAAATAATATCTTCAGGATCACATCGTGCAGTATCTAGGCAGCGAAATAGATTTACACCCTTGCCTACACGCTCTTTATTTCGTACGATCACTAATCTAGTAGGTTCTTGCTTTTGCCACTCATCTAAAAATTCAGTAGTGTATGAATCTGGACTTGCATCATCGACGAGCGTTGCCTGAAATTGGACAGCACAGATCTGACTAAAAATAGATTCCAGGCATTTCTGTAGATATTGAATTGTGTTATAGTGCGTAATAAAAAGATGAATTTTTGGCGCTCGTTCAAATAGGCGTTGTTTAGGAGAACGAATAATGCCATAAAGAGTATCTAGAACTTTATCATTGACTAAAGTGTCCATCTGGTCAGTAGATTTAACAGAAGGTTTAGACCATTAAAGGACAAGTAAGGATAGAAGCTAGGGAATGACCGATCGAGGTGTACTTTACGTTTTTTATCAATTTGAACAAGGCAAACAAATCAAGTCGTGGGACTACAAGGACTTGCCTTATGGCTGGTATTACAGTCGCCACGGATATATACCAAATACTCTCAAGGTATCACATCTCTTTGAAGAAACAAATCCAAAGGCTATTAATCGCCGATATGAAGTCCAATTCTATGGAGGTTCAAGACACAGAAGAGGGATGACAGCGTGGTTGCACGAACTCTTTTCGGATCTGAAGGAACAGAGAATCATAGCTGAGTATGTCATACGTGATTTTTACTGAGTTGGCTTACCCGGCACCTTTGCGGGATTTCGCCTAAAGACAGAACACCACGGACAAGAAGAATATGTCAGTCGTTGCCAAGGCTACACCAAACTCGAATGGCAACCTTTTTGAGGTAAAAACTGTGCAATCAGGTGCTTTTCGCACCTTGATTGAGGCATTGAAGGAGATTCTTACTGAGGCAAATCTGGAGTTTGACAGCCAGGGCATCAAGATTGTAGCGGTTGACGAGACTCACACCGTGCTCGTCTATTTGCGTCTGCATTCAGATCGGTTTGAGACATACTACTGCCCTGTGAAGCACGTTCTCGGCGTGAATATGATCTATCTATTCAAGCTCATTAAGACGATGGGCAATAATGACAGTCTAACTTTGTATTTGCCGGCGAATAATCCGAATAAGCTCGGTATTCGGATGGAAAATACAGAAAAGTCGCAGGTTACGAACTTCTTTCTGAAGTTGTTCGATACCGATGTTGAGGACATCAGTATTCCCAGTCTGAACTTCACGAGCATCATTCATATGCACAGTGCGGATTTCCAGAAGATTTGCCGCGATATGAATGTACTCGGTGAAAAAATGGAGATTACGAGCAGCGGTAGCAATCTGATATTCAGATGTGTCGGCGATTTTGCTGAGCAGGAGACGATCATCGCAGATAATCAGGCATCTATGAAGGTTCAGACAAAGGGAACAACCAATGAGATTGTACAGGGAATCTTTCAGTTGAAGCACTTGGTTCTATTCACCAAGTGCACGACACTATGCCCGTCTATCGAGCTCTATCTGAAGAACGATTATCCATTGATCTTAAGATATATGGTTGCGAATCTTGGTGAGGTCAAGCTAGTGCTGGCGCCTATCAAGAACAAGAAGGAGTAAGTTTAAAAATTGATATTTGCGTATTTTATAAATACCACAACATCAAGATGAGTTTTGAACCTATCGGGACTGGTTTTCCTGTTCTACAGCCTGTACCGCAAGTACCAGCAGTAGCACCAGATCTACATCAACATACATTAGAGATGTATCAGCCAACGATTATCGGACCAAATATTCCAACAACATTTTGCATTAGAAGTATGCGGGCAATGAATGGACAAATGGTGAATGGGTTTTACTTACTGAATTCCCTACAAATTGAAGGAACTACTTCATTTCGTATTATGCGCCTGCCAAATCTTGGTCGTTTTTACCCTCTTCTTCAAGTGAATCTGAATGCACCCGCAGCTATTAATCATCGACTTCACGCTGTAAAGCTAAGAAAACCTAGAGGTCAGACAGATCACGACTGTCGTTGGAAATATACAAGCGAGTGTCTACGGTATCAAACTGAGTTCTATCCTGTTCTAACAGTAACTCCTGCAGCTTTCCTAGATTCAGATATTATTAAGAATGTCTCATCCTGGGTACCTATGCGAGAGGAAATCCATAGAACTCGAATTAAGGTTGATGCTAAACCGATTGAAATTCCTACGCACGCAGTACTGGCATTGCTTCGAGATGCAGCGATTCAAGGGTCTACGTGCCCCATAACAACAGAAGAGATTGATGTTTCCAACGGTGCGGTCACATCTTGCTTTCATCTCTTTGAAAAGAACTCGATTGCCGCGTGGCTAGCAAATGAAAAATCCAAGAAGCAATGTCCTGTCTGTAAGAAGGAATGTTGCTCTTATACTCTCTAGACTACCAACAAGTCAAAAAAATTGAACAGTGTACTTCCATTTTTTTGGCTACCGTTTACTTTGTACACTCTAAGAAATGTCAATGCCACCACTCTTTATTGTTGAAAAGTCGCAAGGTCTGTACCAACTCTTTTACACAAAAGAAACAAAGACAGATGTACTACACTATTATAAGATTAGTCCTGCAGAACTCCATACAATTCAAAGTATTAATCCGATAACTGCGACTTCAAAGGTGCTTGAAAAGACACTCATCCGTTGGTGGGATGGAGATACGATTCTAGATGCCGCGTGGAGATTCGCCGACTTAAATGCATGTATTCTTCGCCCCGATGGGCGTGTGTTTACTGCTCTTCCAGTTCTGTGTTTCGAGAATCCTGAAAAGACGCTACCTTTCAAAAAGTTCTTTCAAAGGTCTTACTCTCCGATCAGTTGCCTCCTTCCTGCTCATGTTAAACTACTGATTCTTAATGCTGCAATGCAAAAGGGTGATACTTGTTCGATTAGTTTCGAACCTATTACACTATCCTCTGTAGTGACCTCGTGTGGCCACGTCTTTGAGAAGGAGTCTATTGAAAAATGGCTTACAAATCCATTATCCAATCGTCTTTGTCCAATGTGTAAGCAACCGTGTTGCATCTAAATTTACATACGCTTCTGTACGTGCGGAGTATAGAGTACCTCAGACTCACTGCAACGTGAATCTACAAAATTCAGACCTTCAATTGAATCGTATTTTTCAGCGTTGGCATTCCAAATCTTAAGAATATTAAAGGTTCCCTTCTTCGGGCTCATACTGACTCCCATACACTGATTCTCAGGATGCTTGAAAATTTCACCTGTCATTGCGTGAAGCACCTGTGTAGTAAATACTTCCTTAACAATGTCTGAAGGTACCTTCATACTGTAGCTGCCACCGCGAATATTCTGATGATTCTCCCACAAAGGCAGAATGTCTCCACGCATAAAAAAAGGAAGACCATTCTTGAAACGAGTCTGACCTACTTCTTCAATAATAGTTAACACATCTTCAAAAGTAGTGCAGGTATGTACTTTCTGAAACGTGTCAAGAGTCCACTTTTCAGCATCCGCTTGGTGAAAATAGAGAGTCCAAGGACCTGTCGGTATAGGATCCAGTAACTTGACCGGCATTCTGTTCCAAAGAAGGTGGTTCGGCTATAAGCCTTCTAACAACAATTTCTCCTAGTTCATCAATTAAATCAACTTGAGTGGTTTCATTGACATATAAAAAGTAGGGTTTACCTGTATCAATACACCAAAGCGTAAACATTTCCAGTGGAGTTGGCTCTTGAGGGCCTGAATACTTGACATCACTGATCCAGTCGGATAAATCGAGCGTGCCCGTTTCAGGTAGCGTAATCGAGAGGCCTAGCCACGAACAGTTTTTTAAGAAGATAGAGGCCGTAGGTTCCTTTTGATGAATGAATCGTGCAGGACCAAGTGTTGCCGTCCATTTGTAATGTTTTTCAGGGATCGAATCCAATGAAAAGCTTGATGAACTTATGGGTACTCTTGAATGTAGAATAAAGTAGTATTCAATTGGTACAATAGCTGTTCTATAGATGTTTGTTATTACCCTATATCCCTTATCTGAACCGTAGAGGATACGATTATAAATCCAAGGAACCCAATGCAAAAGTAGGCCATACATTTTATCTACTTTCATAGATACCTGTATAGAAATATAGAATCCGCATTAGACCGAAGGTTTTACAGGAGGTTTACATTTTGGGTTAGGTCTGCATTTTGGCTTAGGTGTGCATTTTGGCTTTGGTTTGCATTTTGGCGAAGGTGTAGTAACGAGTTCATTGCACTGAGACCGATTGTAAATATCAATTTCTTTATTTCGCATAGTTTGAGCTGTATAAATTAGCCAGCTTGAGAGAGTAATAATGATAAAAATAGTTATAAAAAACCAGTTAACAACTTCTTTACCCATATGGCAGAGAGCAAAAAAAATGATAGATATAATTGATCCTAAACTAAAATGAATTAAAGATGCAGTATAGTTTTGATACGCTAATTCAAAGCCTGTTAGTACAATTGTAAATGCAAATGATAAAAGTGCAGTGTGGCAAAGTTGCATCTAGTTTAGGTAATTTTTTATGCCTTCCTTACAAGATTCTTTACAGGATCGTAAATACCGAGTAGCTCACCAGGATCACCATCGGAATCAACTGCATAGACCTTGTGATCAGTGCTCTTGAAATAGGAGCGACCCTTGTAGGTCCACTCCTCAACGGCTTCCTCCTCTTCCTCAACAGCCTCTTCCTCAACCTCGACCTCCTCCTCCTCAACCTCAACCTCCTCCTCCTCCTCAACCTCTTCCTCATCATTAAAGCTTGGAAGAGTTACTGTAGGCGCCACTACAGGAGTCGCAGTGTGTTCAACCCTGATTGTGCGAAGATCCTGAGGCTGGCTGTACTGCTGCAGATTCGGAATCGTCTGATCCATTGAGACGACAATTCCCTTATCCTTGCTATCAGACTGCTTCTCTAGAAGGCTAACAATCTTTGACATCGTTCCATTGAGACGCTCGATCATTGATGCAAGCGCCGTAAACTGTGCATCCATTGATGACTGAATAGAGTCAAATGCATCCTGGTCCCGCTGCTGAAGAATACCAGGATCAATAGATCGTGTGGTCTCAGGCGGAGTGCTCTTTGCGATTACTTCCTCGCCAAACTTGAGGAGCATATTATTCATTTCACTCTGTGCATTTCTCAGAGCGGAATACATTCTATACTAGTTTCATTTGACCGGCAGCCACTCAATTTTTTGCCCGTACCTGTAAATTCATAACTGCATCTAATGTACTTTCCTTATCCTTCAGAGGCTTGGAGCGCTTCAAACGGAGCCCAGCTTCCATAGGCTTTGTGATTTCTAAGCCAGCACCAGTAGCCGTTGTATTACGCAGAGATGTCTCATAGAAGTCAATTGGCTTTGTATCAAGAGTTGCTAGAATACTAATAACTGGAGGCAGATGACTATCAATACGAATCTGACGCTTCTCAATGATTGAACGAAACTGATCGTGTGTTAATGCACCACCAAAGAAGCGTAGGCTCTCACGAGGCGGTGCGGGTTGAATTGGCTCAGACTGCTTGTACATTCTGTGCATCAGTGCCTGGCGCTCCCAGCGGACCTGTGGATCCACCTGCTCATTCAGAAGATAAGACAGAGAACAAGGAACCGTGCAGAAATTACCATAGACAGTGTACACACCGTACTCTTCCTTTGTCGGCAGAACGACTGGGCGACCTTCAAATGTACCTGCACACCAAAAGCAGGCAGCACATACAGATTCTGGAAGTGTCTGTGTTTCATTTGCTACCTTGTACTCAATCATCATATCGAGAGTCTTGAAGGCTTTGATAGGCGCTTGCTCAACTACAGTTTCCTTCATTGCAACTGAGGGTGTCTGATTTCCAGAATCGTGAATTGAGACTGATGTCTTGGCATCATCATCAAATGCAGCCAGATGTTCAACACCGCTTTGAAAGAGATCATCCTCATTGGCATCATAGGGCTGCGGAACAACAGGAGGGCGCGGGTCATAGATTAAAGGCCCGTCCTGGAATTGTACTTCTGATGTGCGGAATGGTAGGTGTGCAATGAGAGGCCTACGCGGCTCGGGACTAAATGAGCCTTGAATGTCTCCGTTTGCTGACACAGTTGCAACAACTGAAATTTGCTTATTTTTAGGAACACGCTTAGCACCAGGAGTCTTCTTGACCTTTGCAGGTGCAATAGGCTCAGCTTCGACCACAGGTTCGGCTTCGACCACAGGCTCGACCTCAGGCTCTGCTTTAATCACAGGCTCAGGTTCGACAGGAGCAACAACCTCAGGAATAGGTACACTAGCCTTCTTCGATTTAGCAGTCTTACTGGTAGTAGCCTTGGGCATTTCTAGAAGAAAATCAGTAGCTTCACGTTTAGGTTCAGAATGAATAAAAGCACTTAACGCAGACAAGTGAACAAGCATATAGATGACTTCGGAGATAGAAGAAAAATCCAGAGTTGAACGTTGTCTTGATGCTATGATACAAAATACTAGCTCATTTCAGCACTGTATTTTTGTAGGTCCTCCAGGCTGCGGTAAAACAACAGCCGCCTGGAACATTGTGAGTCAATTCTACAAGACACCTCTTGAACGTGTTGGGCGTGCACTCTTTCTTAATGCCAGCGACGAGAGAAGTCTCGAAGCCATTCGCTCCAAGGTCTATCCTTTTGCAGAATCTGCGGGCAGTGGGTTATTCGGCTATTCAGATAAACCAAAGGTAATTATTTTTGATGAGGTTGAAACATTAACCGAACCAGCTCAGCTAGCACTTAGACCATTGTTAGAAAAGCCCACTACAGAAATTTTAGTCTTTTTTCTGTGTAATTCACTTTGTAAGATTCATCCGTCATTAAGAACACGCTTTTTTATTCTTCGATTTGATCCATTATCAGAAATTGTATTAAGAAAACGCCTATCACTTGTGAAACCAGATACACTTTCTCCAGGTAAATTCGATGTGAGGCTACGTAGAAGCGATTTCAGATTCTTCTTACTGAATCCAAAAGATACACAAAAAGCAACAAAATGGCTCTGTAGTCTTATGACACTTCATCCAAGCCAACGTAAATCATTTTGGGAAGAGTGTTATAATGAAATGTCTCTGCAAACATTTGGATGTCATATGCTTACTCTTTCACTCGTAACAAATACTGCATTTACCTTATGGAAAAAGTGGATTGAATTATGTGATCCGAATTTGTCTCCTTGGATAACAAAAGAGTCTGCAATTGAAACAATGGAAACTATTTGGAGTGGTTTTATAAACGCCGCGGTTCAAAAAATGAATGGCTAGCCAGCCTAAACCACGGTATAAAATGGCGTCTGAATTAACAATTTCACCTCTGCGAATTTCTACAATGGTCACAACCTGCCACGCAGGGTGTGGAATCAACCTTCAGCGTCTATTTGATTCCTTTCCTATCTGGGCGATTCCATTCGGATATCCAGGAGAAGGATTTCTAAAGATGGAATACGAGAAGAAGGTGATTGGCTGCTCTACGCGTGATATTCTGACAAAGCGCAAGGTGACGGAGAAGACCTTCTTTAATCAGGCTACACTTGTAGTTCGAAAGAAGGTTTCTGAAGAGCGCGGATGGAAGGAAGTGAATATCAAGCTCTTTGCAAATGGAGGCATTCAGATGACGGGTGTTCCTAGTACGGAGTTCAGTCAGGCAACCATTCAGTATGTTCTTGCCGAGATCAAGGCTAAGGATCCTCAGGTGTTTGCTGAAGGAGGATTGTCAGCAGGAATGACCAAGTATCGTGTACAGCTAATTAATAGCGACTATAGCATTAATCGCCAGATTTACCAGGAGAAGCTCCATAAGATTCTCAGCAACACTTACAATCTCTTCAGTAGCCACGAGAGCACAATCTATCAGGGTGTCAATACCAAGTACTATTATAACAAGAAGGGTGATACATTGAGGCCAGGCATCTGCAATTGCAAGAGCACCTGTACGGGTCAGGGATCGGGTGATGGTGATGGTCAGTGTAAGCGTATTACGATTAGTCCATTTAGCAGTGGAAAGATTATCATCACCGGCGCGCGTGAAATGGATCAGATCAATGAGGCCTACGAGTTCTTTAATGAGATCCTACAGACGCACGAGAAGGAGATTCTATTTATCCCGCAAGCTACAGCTACCTAGCCAAGTTGCGGTTGCGTAATCTCTCTCCACTCGTTTTCCAAATGTACGGCAGACAATGTCAGCGCCTTCCGGACCTACTGCGGCTACGCCTTCTACTTCTACGGCAATTACCACTGGCGGACAACAGGAAAGAATTCCTTCTACGGCTACACTCGTAAGTGCGGCCAAGCTCGCTATCCAGAAGGATATGCCGATCAACCTCGACTATTTTTTGGATTCTGCTGACGGAAGGGCTTTCCTCGGTGAGGACGCTGTCAGCAAGGATAAGATGCTCGTAAAGAACTCGGAGGAGTACACGAGCCACATCCAGAAAATCTACAAGGCCGGTGATGACTTCATCATTATGACGGAGAACTCGATCTACATCGTCAGCGGCTCAGTTCAGAAGCGCAAGATCCAGGCATCCAGTCTGAAGGACGAGTAAGTAAAAATTTGAATGCCTTTTATACCTTGCAGCAGCTACAATGACTACTCTCGGTGTCCTCGGTGCTCGAAATGCGATTTCAAAGCAGATTTTGCAAGATGAGATTTTAAATCCCATCTTGGATGATCTTGATTCAAAGATTGAACGCATTCTGTATCCATCGGAGCCGGTATCAAGCGCTTATATCGAAAGTTGGGCTCTACGTCAGAAAATTCCTACAGAGGCTATCAAGCCAGATTGGGTAGGAAAGGGCCGTACAGCCGGATTTTATCGGGATGCTCGAATTGAAAAGGAAAGCGGAGCACTCCTTGTCTTTCAAGGACCAAAGAGTCAACGGTACAAGGAAATGGCCGAACGCATTGCGAAACGATCACCGGAAAAGAAGATCTACTTAGTTGCTCCTGATACCATCACGCCTGTGCTCCTAGAAGTTGAACAGACGCAGCGTTTTACAGTATCAGAGACTGAAGAAAAGGAGATTATGACAATTGAGAAGGCCTTTGCAAGGCAGAATCAGGTATGTCTTATTCGGGATTAGACATCTAATGCCCTACTACAGAGCAAATACCAGAAAAAGAAGTGAACCGTTGAAATGAGAGTAGGGAATAAAGTAATAAGTAATGTTATCGTTGAAGGGTTTTTCACTCCAAATGCATAGGCGACCATTCCAAGAATGCCAACTACGGCAAGAACTGCATTTACAATCGCAAATGCAAAAAACCAATTACAGACATTTGAATTTGAGATTTGCTTAGACCAGTCCGGTTCACTTCCCATTTTTTCTACTAGATGCGTATCTTTTTTCACGCAATCAACTAGAATGGCTACTCGCAAGACAAACCGTAAGAATCGCAATCGCAGCAACCGTAATCGCAGCAACCGTAATCGCACGGCCAACCGTAATCGCACGGCAAACCGTAAGAACCGTATGTATGGTGGTGATCCGGCGTCAGTTTCTGATACCAGTATGACGATGTCCCAGAAGGATTCTTTTGCGCAGGGTGAGCAGTTTGCGGGTATCCACAAAGACCAGCACGGTGGTGCTGGCATTCAGCTCGTTGGCGGCGGTGCTGGTATTCAGCTCGTTGGCGGCGGCCTTGGATCGTATCCCGACAGCGTTGTTGCGAGTACGCTTCCATCTGAGCTGAATGCTTCCGCACGTATTGGCCCTCTTAACCAGGCCATTGCTGCAATCCAGGGAATGAAGGATCAGGCGGGTGGCAGACGCCGCAACAATCGTAAGAATCGTAGCAACCGCAAGACAAATCGCAAGAATCGCAATCGTAAGAACCGTAGCAATCGCAACCGTAATCGCAGCTGCAGACAAAATGGCGGTGGTGAACTCTTTAGAGGCGCCCCTGTTGTCACGAATTCAGCGATGCTACTGCCTCCCGGACTTGAGAAGCAGGCTGCTCTCAACTACGAGTGGTCTCTTGCATCTGATCCTAACTCCTTCGCCCCCAAGCAATAAGTTAAGAAAAAAAAGCAACCCGAACCGTTTCAGAAGTCTTCGGCGCTTCGGGTAGTGCAGTAAACATCGACTTGAGTAAGAAATTCTGAGAGCGTAGCGTGGCTAGCTCATCTTGTGTAGGCATAACTCCAACAGTTATATTTGCGTCTCCAAACTTGGGTGTTCCTCGTATCGGCATACCCAAGCCTGAAACCGTAGTAGTCCACATATTCTGCACTCCTGCAGGGATCTCAATAGGTACCCCAGAGGGAAATCCAGGATGTCCATGTAAGAGTCTTACAGTTCCAAGAAGAGATTCCGTCAAGGAGATTACAATGGATGTCGTGAGCCGATTGCCATCACGTTTCCACTTCTGAAGCAGATCCTCTTCATCTGCTTCACGAAGCATAACAACTACATCCCCAGCCTCAGTATACCCAGAGTGATCTGAGCACATTCCTGAAAAGACAACCGTATTCCCTGACATCATTCCAGGCTCAATCTTAATTTCAAGTGTCTTCTCCTCAGGAATAAACCCACGGCCAGAACAGTCGCCGCACGAGCCACTCATCTGTTGACCCTTGCCTTGGCAGTGGCCGCAGGGTCCCTGATTAATCATCTGCATCGGACCCATCATAACAACCTGTCTTAGAATACCTGATCCACTGCACGGATCGCAGTGGCGCATAGAGGAAGCACCTGAGCCCTTACAGGTCTTGCAGAATGACTGACGTCCGAGCTTTATGGTTAGTGAGCGACCATAGTAATAATCTGATAAACGAAGAGGAACTTCCTGTGTTTTTCCAGGTGCTTTCCCTTCCTTCTTACGATTTCCTCCTTGACCCATACCTCCTTGACCCATACCTCCAGGGCCACCCATACCTCCACCCATACCTCCAAACATACCACCACCAAACATATGCTGAATAAAATCTGGAACACCAAATCCACCATTATCACCGAATGGAGATCCACCGTGTCCAAATGGATTCTCAGGCTGATCTGATGTAGATCCTGTCATATCATAATGTCTACGTTTACCTTCATCGCTCAGAATCTCATAGGCACCACTTAACTCCTTAAACTTTTCAGGATCACCGCCCTTGTCAGGATGATGCTGTTTTGCTAAGTCCTTGTATGCTGATTTGATAGCACCTGTATCTGCATCTTTAGGAACACCAAGTACGTCGTATGGATTCATTCCCACTTCTGAACTAATCAAGTGTACTGTTTAGGCACACCACACGAACGCGTAATGCCCATCTAAGATTTTCCTCAGTAAAACTCCAGATGTCTACCGAGACGAAGGCAATTAAAATTAATACTGAGCTATTCGGAATGGAATCAATCACAAAGCAACTAGAATCCTGTATTGAGAACCCCCCTCATATATTTCTTGTCGGTTTTCCTGGAACTGGAAAATCCACGATTGCTCGCGATTTTTTGACTGCATACTTTACTCATCATAAAGTCTCAAAGAAGGAACAAAAAGAGTATTGGGTGGAAATCTCAAGCCACCAAGATCGTGGAATTCACACATTTCGTCAGATTCTCAATGATCACGTTCGCTGGACAGCTCCGCGAAAGGGTGTATATCGTTGGATTCTGATTGATGACTGTGATACTCTACCAGCTATTAGTCAACAGGCACTTCGTCGCCCAATGGAAACATTCGATCATATAACACGATTTCTCTTTATCAGTCAAAATCAGGAAGCGCTGATTTCGCCCTTGCAAAGTCGATGCCACATTATCTTAGTTGATTTAACAACAAGCTATGATACATTTGTTGAAATTCTAAAACGTGAAGGATTTCCAGAGGGATCTTATACAAGCGAAGCCTATAATGAATTAACTACAATCTCAATGTGTTCAATAATGAAATTTCAAAGTATTGTACGAATGCTCTATGCTCTTAAAAAGGTAGAAGGATGGACTCTTCTAGACGCAGACTACGTTAGGAAATCATTTGATCCTCATATCTGGACACAGATGAGAGATCTATTTACAATGCTAACGAACTGCAAGTGGGATGAGGCGCAGAAGCAGATGTATAAGATTTGGGAACTCGGCTACTCCTTTGAAGATATTCTGTTTGAATTGGAACACTCTGTAGTCATAATGAATATTATAGACCATCGTGCTTGGTATAATATTCAGCAATTCTTGATTCAGAGTTGGATTTATCACAGCCAGTCGAGATCATCTATTTTAGATCTGATGGCTGCGTGCGATGAAGTGAAACCTTGGTCAGTTAGACCTTGACAATAACAATATAGGCAGGAAGTTGTTTTACATTCTCACGTGCAGCCGCAGCAAGCCGATGAGCGCCATCTAACAGTATATGTAGGTTGCCCTTTTGTGCAATCCATATAGGTTCAGTTGTTCCTGTTTCTCTTAGTTTACGACAATGAAACTCTACAGAATCAAGATCTGCTTGACCTCTCTGTCTATCTTGAGTAGGATAGGGTACACTTGACAGCCGTACTGACTTAAAATTATCTAGAAAATTATTACTGTACTCGAGTGGAAATAAGACTCGTTTTGCTTTCTTATGTGCATTTATTGCTTGTTGTTTTGTATTAAAAAGTCCTATTGCCATCGACGTTTGAATCGAATCAATGGATTCATTCATTCTACTTAAGACAAGGTATTCTCGTCTAAAAACAATTTGTTCTTCAAGGTAAAGGGATGAGCAAGTTGTTCCGTGAAAACCCTGCGTATGACGTAGTTGTCCTAATGCTAACTGAATTAGGCTTGACTGGTCTGCAGGATTCGAAGCCCTTTGCGATGGAGGAGCTTAAGCTAGAGACACTTGACAAGTGGGCACCTCTCATAGAACCGTACTACTTGCCGTGCAAGGCCAAGAGGTATTTTAATTCGTTAGATGGCCGTCGAGTGATCACGATTATTAAGCACGTCTTGCCGCATCACGGCTTCAAGCTGCAGAGTAATGAGCGGAATTATATGGGGAGGAAGCGCACGGTGTATCAAATACATCCTGCGACACCTCGTACAGTGGCAATGGATCAAGATATTTGTGTCATGTTTTTGTAGTTTGGCCTTGGGTAATTTGGCTTTTAGTAAGTTAAACGCCAGCAAGATTGAACAAATCACGGATGACCAGATCACTCTCCTTAATCTGATCTTCAGACATCCGCAAGAACCAGCCAAACACGCGGCGATCTCTTAGCTCAGGCCACGGTAGCGGCACATACTGCGACGTAGGATATACTTCAAACGGCCAATCACCGTCCTGACCTGCAGCAAGAATATCCTCAATTTGTATGCGACGTCCTGCTGCACCTTTGCGACTGACTTCTACGTTCGGCCGCACTTCTATGTCAGGATAGAGTGCTGTTACCGCAAGGAACTCCCATTTATGGTCATTCCTTGCTGTATCGCCACCTCCAGAAGCGCTGAGACGCTGTCTAGACTTGGCTTCCCATCCGGCCCACAAGGGATTATTGGGAGAAGGAGCCCAGGCTACCTGAAAGTTTGGAACAGCTGTTCCGGCCGTTCCGGCGAAGGATTCATCTGGATCTGTTCCAAAGAAGACAGGTTTCTGAGGCAAGTGGCCAAAGGGTGCCAGACAGATTGTTGCAGGAGCAACCCAGAGACCACCATATTTGGATAACAGAGCTGCCCGAATCCAGCACAAGTCAGCCGGTTCAAGAGTGACAAGTGGATTCTGGTACTTTGCGGGCAACTTATCCCAACCACCTAACCTTTCTGCAAGACCTGTCAATCCATCAACGACTTCAATGCGGTACTGAGCACTGTTGTGTTTCGCAATGCTCTCGTAGCACAAGTTCAAAAATGGCAAGTTCAGGGCGCGACTTGACCGGGAACCAAAATCGTTATACTTCCTTGCGTTCGGAATGGAAGTGTCGTAGAAAACCCAAAGAATGGGTTTATCCATATCCCGATCAAACAGATTCTTCGCCTCGAACGGATTCTTGCTGACGACACTCGTTCCTACGATAGCTCCTATGCCAAGTATAGCACCTCCGATACACAAGATTGTAAGTGGCATCATCCAATCTTTCATATCGTCTCTCTTCTGACTATTGATTTGTTATTACATAGCGCTGTAAACGCTGAAAGTGGTCCGTTATCCTTTGGTCTTCATCTACAATTCGCCTGGCCTGTTGCTGTTGACGAAATTGCTGTTGCCGTTCACCTTCTGCGACAGCAGCCATCTCAGCATCATTTAGCGGAACAACTGTTCCCTTACGTTCTGTACGGGCTGCTTCAAGACTCTTTGCTGAAACTTGGACACCAGCCACTTGATGACTGAACATCGATTCACTTGTATAGGCCTTCTTAAGATCAGTAAACTTCAGACCATTGAGGTTTGCTGCCGTAAAGTCATCTGGCTTTTCCCGGCCGAGTTCAATTCCCATTGTTGGAGCCATCGTAAGAGCTTGAGGTTGCATAACTGAAAGTTGCTGGTTTCCGGTTGTAGCTCTGGATCGCACTTCAGATTCAAAGGCGGAATTGAAAACATCCCGGTTGAACTTTCCTGAAAACTTGTTTTGCTTTCCGGAAGTTTCGGCCGCTTCGTTTTTCAGCCAGTCTCCATATCCGTCTCCATCCGGATCGGGTAACCGGGTTTCTTCAAAAACTTTGTTGAAGGTTTCCATATTCAGATTTTTCGGATTGAGTTTGACCGGGTCGGCCATTTTCCACGTATCGGACTTTTGTTCGCGAGAGGAAGTCAAACTGGCGGGAGACTCGGCGGAGACATTGACCGATTCAGTACGACCACCACGAACACGCCGGAGAATCTCACCGAGATAGGCGTAAGCGCGGGTCACTCGGTCAAAGGCTTCCTCAGATCCTCCCTTGTCGGGGTGAGCCCGTAGGGATGACTTCTTATAGGCCTCCTTGAGTTGCGCTTCATCAAGAGCAACCTCTTCAGACAGTCCTAGAATGGAGAGGCATTGGCTGAAGAAGGAGATGGCTTGTCCGTGCTGACTTGGGTCTCCATTACGATGGATGAGTCGGGATTCGGCAGGCTGCTGGGGTCCTCTCCCGCCAGTTGATGGTAGCAATCGCTGCTGTTGTGCTGTTGGTTGAGGTACTCCCTGCGCAGATCGCTCTCCCGGGAGGAAGGCGGAATCTCCACGACGTACTGCAGCCATGTAAGTAAGAATTGGCCCATAGATTCCAGCGTATTTAGCACTTGAGACATATTCCTGCCCTTGAAGAAGAGTTTCTAACATTTGAACTCTCGTTGCGGGAGACTGCAAGCCACAGACGTTTCTGTAGATGCGAATATGAGCTTCTGGAATCGGTGCTGATGTCTGGTTTCCCATCCTTTCTATATCCTGTCATTCATTCGGGACACCTCATAACGCAGTCTCTCAGGAGTAAGCATAGGAATCATTGGCTCACATTCCCAGCCAAAACGCTTGCCGAAAGTCTCGAGATGGAAGGACTCGGGCCAATACTGCGGCAATCGTTCAGGCACTGACCGAAAGGGCGTCTTTAACAGAAGATTCCAGCTCAGTAAAGGTAGCACAAGTGCGAGTTGTTCTTTCGGTTGAAGGGCCTCACGTGGAACCCATTGAATCTGATTGAAAACATAATAGTCCTTAAGATCTGACCACGTTGGAGGATAGCCTGCAGCATAGACGTATTCTTGGTCAACCGGTCGTCCGAGATAGTAATCAAAGATCCACTGAAATCCATTCCAGTACTGAGCAGCCCAGTATTTACGGATTTCTACAGATGACTCGCCGAATCCAATTCGATAGTATTGACGCTTCCAGTCCGGCTGTAGACGACCGGTTTGACTTACGATCATTGGCTTTTCAGCCGCTTCCTTCAGTGGCAAATTATCCGCATCGTCTTCGCCTAGCGGAGATTTCATTTTACGGTCAATCATCTTTGTTATAAGACGCTCCTCTTGCTGAGCCATCCAACACGCAAATTGGTAGAGACCTTCTTTGTTCAGAGATGCAGATCCAGTAGCATCAAATGAAACAAGATGGATCTGACGCTTCCACAGAGTTCGAAGGCAGTCGAGTAATATAGCGTGACCGTCATCTCGCATTCGCAGAGAGAGGCCGGTAGGAAGAAAGTCATTGCCGCAGAAGGACATTCCAAAGACATAGTCGTACAGTTCTTGGCGAGTCCAGACTAGACCATTCTGCAGACTTTGGAGTAGAATTGGAATCTGAAGAAAGCAGAGTTCAACTTGGTTGCTTTCGGGAATTCTGACGAGTTTACCAAAGGCCATCGCTTCCCGCATCAGATAGACAGGTGATCCGGGGCCTAGATGTTCTCCGGCTAGGATTGACAGAAGAATCAGATCGGCATCGAGGCCGTAGACCAGAACGGGTCCAGTTAGAGTGGTCTGCTGCCGAATCCAATTGAGGACCTTGTGTTCACCTTCGCCGGGTTCATAGACATCGCTGATCTGCCAATTGTGCTTGGCTCCGACAGTTCGTAAGGAATTGCCCATTGCAGTCATAAAGTCAGTACCAGGTGTAATGGCATTTGTATCCCAGCTTTGACTTTTACCAAGAGATGCAGACTTGAACCTGCGAAATCGCTGTTGCTTGATCTTTGCATAGGGAACTACTCCATCGAGTGCAACAAACATCTTTAATGGAGCTCCTGCAGCTCTCCAGATAAACGTCAGGTAAGCGCAAACTTCATCTTGAAGCTTACGCTCCCAGGTAAGACGACCTTCTTCTGTGTAGGCAATTGCCTCCATCGCAGGCTCACGTAGGACGTGATAAATCATACAGTTCATATCAATAACGAGTGCAGCAGCAGCGTGTGGTGTTTGTCTGGTGATCGCGTGTTTATACTTCGTTATGAGTGTCTTATAGTAAGAGGGTATGCCCATCGCTTTATAGATTTACTGTAGATAGGCCTTATGTCCGCAGATATAAAAAGAACATTCTGGGAGACAAACATTGTTCCTTTGCTGAAACAAGTAATCTTACCAGTTGGTGGTGAGACTATTCGTTTACTTCCGGATAGTGTAGTCTTGGGTACGGCTATTTTAGCCTTGGTGAGTCTTTCTGAGCCATTTGGTGTTTTACTAATGACGATGGTGGAGACGATGATTATTCAACGTCTTGCAGCGGGGTTCATTGGAGGCATAACACCTATTCTTGGTGGAGCGGGTCAAAATCAGATGATCTGCCAACCTGGATTCGTTTTTGGCAATTCACAGAGAATTTCGCTGCTAGAAACCATCGGTAAGGAATCGATGTTTCCGAGCCCTGTAATTTTCTTTATGGCGACGATTCTGAGCTATATGATGGCGTGTGTACAAGAGTTTGGGCGTGAGATTACTACACTTGGTTCGGATCTACAGGGTCGTACAATTGCAGCAAGTGTTCTCAGTATTGGATTACTCATTGGAATCTTAGCATTCCGCTATTCGTACCAGTGCGAGGGCTTTGGAACGCTGTTTGTATCGATGTTATTTGGTGCATTACTTGGTTATGCACTTATGCAGCAGAATAAGGCGATCTTTGGTCGGTCTGCAGTAAATATCTTGAATTTGCCGATGATTACTGGGGCAAGTCAATCAGCCCCGATGTATGTCTGTGCTCCTTCATAAACATCAAAAAGTCCATCGCGGCAAATCGAGGCTTTTGATTTGACACGTCGAGGGGCATAGTAAATATAGATACCTTCCAACATTACTTGAATAGGTAACAAGTACTGTAGGAATTGTTTGTAGAACTGAAAGTTCTGCCATAAAACGATAGAATTCTTTCTCTTTTTTTGCTTGGTCTTGCTCATTAAACTGACTTTGCACGTGGCCTGAACTATCTTCATCCATACAAGCCCAGATCCAGGTAGAAGGACAGACTTCTTTGAGTTGAGTTAAGAAGATAGTATTATCCGTCATAACAAAGATCTTTGGATTTGCTATACCGCAGTTTAGCAGTGCAGCCCTGTAGGTTTCAACTGAAATAGACTGCATTTCTCCCTGGGTTATTTTATCACCACTCCGAATGTGGAGTCCAATGTCAAAGGTAGCTGTAGAAATCTCTACAGGAATTTCGGCTGTCATTCGCTCGTGAGCAGCGGGTACAAGCGTAAAGAATCGCTTTGCTGCCGTCTTGAAATCGTCATTTGATAGTACAGATAATGTTGAGTGAATATGTTTATGTTCAAGAATCTTTGTTCCTTTTGGAAACTCAGATACATAGTAAATACCTGCTCTTGGTTGAAATAGGCTCTGAAACATAGGAAATGTCTCACTCACGCAGTTTGGATGATCAAGGACATACAGTTGACAATCCTTCTTGCGACAAAAGAGGTATGAAAAAAGCAGTTGATTCAGATTTGAGCAGATTCCACCAGTAGTCGGTTTGAATCCATAGATTACCTTTGATTTTGTACTGGTTGAACTTACCCACGAACTCATTGACTGATAGATCAGATTGTTTTTTAGATACTCTACAATAGATGTCCCTGGTATCAGCCGGTACACTTATGGGTGGAACACGAGAATATTTATACAGAGGAGTACAGCAACTTCCAATTGTCTTAGCTGCAACCTCATTGCTTTTTAGCATAACTACGGGTTCCATTGCTCACGTCAATCTGTCGGTAGGTCTAGTTGGCTTGATGCCGATCTATACTTTTTTAATGCAAAAGGTACTTGGGCAGATCTTTACTTGGACTGCACCAACAGGGCGATTCGGATGGACAAAATCTACATCGGATGTCTGTAAAATTGTTCCTCCCGAAGGCCCTAAACTTACATTTTACAGACCAAATGAAGGAGATGCAGAACCTGTTCCGAGTTATTGGTTAATGAGTGTAGTTTTTTTCATTGGCTACTGCATCTCAAACGCAATCGATATCTTTTCATCGCCGGCTGAAAATGACGCTGATCCGAATAATAAAGAACGACGTATGTATCAGGCTGTCTTTTTGATAACATCTATCTCTTTATTATCTGCACTTGTTCTTGGTGCTCGCTTTTATTACATGGCAGGATGTGAAGGAAGAGGTGCATTAGGATATACTGGAAGTCTGATTGCGGCCATTGGAGCTGCGTCCATCGGCTACGGAATGTACGACTTTTCAAGAAAGTGCGGTGCTAGAACTTCAGATTTATTCGGCGTATTATCTCAGATTTTGCCAAATTCAGCGACGGCGTCTAACCCAGTTGTGTGTACAACAGGCTAAGTCAGAAGTCGTACAACTGTATCTAGATGACGCCACGTTAGCTTCCAATATTCAGCTCGGAATGCTCCGACAGCTAGGCCTCGTTGAAAGAGATCCTTTAAAACTGTAGCTTTTGCACGTAAATCAACTGATTGATAGATGCCAGGTAAGTCTTCTATGGTCAATGGTGATACAATTGATTTGAATCCATTTACATTTTCGTGTAGATCATAGACCCATTGTCGCATTGCTTCTTGTAGAAGACCACCTGATTTCTTAATCCAGGTATCTACAGGTCGTTTCTTGAGCCATTCTTTATAGTGACCCTGGCACATTTGACACGGAATCAATTCATCAAGATGTTTGAGTGCATAGTGTAAACTGACTCGTTCATCCTCTTCCATAATCTTGATTGTTTGAAATCCGACACGTTCAGCAATTCCGTGTAAAAGTTCCCAGGTGCTTGGACCCCATTCAGCTGGAGAAACCATCTAACTGCTCAAAAAAATGAAATCTAGGCAATTAAACGAATGAGCAACCCAAATGTCCGAACACTCTGATCTCGCATATCCAATTCCAAAATTATTATGGGAAAGTCTCGATGCTGTTCTCTTCTCAAAGGGTATTCAACTAGCTCGAGACATTGCTGCAGAATTAAATGTTCCCGTACAACCACTTTTACAGACATTAAAAATCCAGGAAAAAACAAAGTTTGTACTGTTGCCTGATGAAGAAACCACAAAGTATCAGTGTCAGGCATTAAACCAGTACGGAAAAACGTGGCTTCGTTGCAGATGTCCAGTTCTTGGCTGTGCCCCACGTTTATGCAGTAGTCATTGTTCGGAAAAATATTTGAAAACTCCTTGCTTGGATAACTGTATCGAAGTTCAACGTGTTATCGTTAATGAGCAGACTTATTTACGAAAAGCAAATGATCTTTACAGCCTTGAAGGAATCTATTGCGGCTACATTCGAAATTCATCGGCGGTCCTCTTTGAAATTGAGTAAGGTCTAAACATTTTTTACAGAACTACACTAAATGGATGAGCCAGTTTTTCATATTGGTCGGAGTCCAAAGGTGAATAAATATGCAAGAAAAACTAAGAAGCAAATAAAAAAGAATGCAAAAAAACAAAAAAAGAGTCGAGTATTATCTGCGATTCAGTCTAGACGCTTGGCAAGAGTTGGAAATCTTACTGTAAATAAATTTACTCCTTATCACGGTCGTCGAATGCATATGCCAGATGGATATAAGGTTGATAAAGACGTTAGCAACAAAGTAAATCGTGTTCTTTCGCAGTCTATTTTTAAATTAATTGAAAGATCTATTGATTTAGAAAAGATTGATCATCAATTATATTCATTTCAATGTTTTTCATCTAGCTGGAAAGGTCCTCTGTGTGTACAGTTATATATTGCGAACGCAAGAAAAAATGATATCTTTACTTGGATTCGAGCTCGTGAATTCTTAGAGAAGCTACCATTAGTCTTTGGTAAGATAAATCGATTTATTCGTCATTGGCGGCTCAAGCGATGCATACGGAATGTGAAGAATACAGAGGATATTGCTACAATGGAAGTTCCTACACAACCTGTTTACATCATTGATTATAGCAATCGCTGTTCGTATGTTTTTCAAGCATTAACAATTAAAAAGGCGATGGAACGGCGTCTATTACAGTCTGAGTGGATGTTTGTAGATGCAGCAGATCCGGTAAATCCTTATACAAATAAGATATTATCACCTTGTCAGTTATTCTCAATTATAAATCAACTTGAAAAATATGGACATTTTTCTTGGATTCTTGATCGCTTTCGAGCAATGCAATTTTGTATAACAAACTTCACAGTACAGTATCACCAAATTCTAAAGATAGAAGCCATTAAGAATCATTTTCATTTTGAGAAGACTATTGCAAGTGAAACGGTTATTGATTTCTTTACTTTATATGCTGAAGATATTGACTATCCGTCTGATCGCAAATCTCGTCTAATTCGATTGATTCGATTTGAGCCAAATCACGCCTTAACAAAACAGTGGTATGCACTTGCTAGAGAATATTACATATCAGAACAACTAAATGATCCTACACGAATGCTTACAATAACTTATTGTATAACATCTCTTCTTCAGAAATCGTACGCTATGACGGTCTAAACATTTTTACTATTCTTACACAGAACTATGGGAATTGAGCAGTCAACTCTAAAGGCGAGTACAGTGAGACCACTTGTTCGTCCTGACAGTCTAACACCTCTGCCTTCGTTTGCGTTAGATTCAGCGAAATTTACGGATGGCTCCATTGGCTTCTTGGTGACACGTGTGGATTTGGCAAAAAATGTGACCACACAGCCGATCGGACTCAAACTGTGTTTGAAGCCAAATGAGACTACCTATATTTTTGTAGGAATTGATGATACGATTCTTACCTTTTTTATTGATTCTACAACGAAAAAGGTCTTTTGTAAGGTGGAAAGTCCTTGGCTGTCTAGTCCTCTTCTTCGTCCGTGTGTGACAACGTATGAGCGTCTTGAGGAGGCAAAGGTTGATGTTTTACAAACTCTATATCAGGTTGCACCTCTTTCATAGCCTCAATGAATTCCTTGCGAACGGGTTTCATTGGAAACTGAAACTTGCAGAGTGCATGCAATGTATCGTAAACACTAAAGTCCATTGGAAGATCATCATCTTCTTTAAACACAAGCGGCTCCCAAAAGCTCAGTGTTGTGGTATTTCGTAGAATACCAGAACATAGATACTGCCGTTTTGCAACAAGTTCACTTTTACCGAGCCCTCGGCCGTGAGACTTTTCGCGATCTGCAATTGACCACTCATCTGGAATATCACCAGGATAGGTGAAATAGGTATCGTAGAATCCTTCCTTATGATTACTCGATGCCCAGCAGAAACCATCTTCTAGTTCCAAGACATACTCCTTCATAATTTCCTTCCAATACGGTGAGTTCCAAAGAGTTATTTCTAGAGTCTCCATAATGTCTTCTTCAGTTGAGGTTTGTGTGGATAGCGAGCTGCGTTGGCAGAGATAGGTGATAGCCTCAGGTCTGACAGCAAAGATTCGCTGAGTTCTTAATACAGTATTTTCATTCCATAGCTGCATAAGACGAACTGTTTCTAACTGCAGTGCAAATGAATTCGGGTCTAACAGTACTTGTGTTTGTGTCCAGCGCTTCTCATTAAGACAGGCAACACAGAAGGCAGCGGCCCGTCGTTGAATAGGGTCACCGTACGTGAGTTCAGATAGGAGTGTAAGTGCAGTAATCTTACTTTGGTTTCCTGTAGACTCGACAAACTTCTTTACTAGACTCCACTGATCTTCTGGCAACATAGATCGTGCAAAGAGCCACGCCTCGAGCAGCTTTCCTCTCTGCAAGCAATCATTGATGGCTTCAGCGCTAGTATGATAGGTTGTTGAATGAGGGAAAGTGGGAACCCAATCAGTAGGAGTTTTCAAGCCCCGGACTAGAAGCTGAACAAGTGTGGAATCGAGGTTTTTTTCCTGAGACCAAGCCATTATTAAATGGATAAAACGATCACGTTCTAGTTCACCTGTTTTCTGGATTTCGTACAGTGGAATCAGCAGCTTCCAAGAAGGAATACCATAGAGATCAAACCAAAGACTAAAGAGCATTTCTAGACTTTCGGACAAGACATCGCTATCATAGAGTTCAAGAGCCCAAAAGAGTGTTTCTTTGTAGTTGTGTTTTGTTAGAGAGCAGCGCAGAGAGGCAAGTACTTCTTGGACTCTGTATAAATGAAGTGTAAGATGTTTATCCATACTGTGCTTACTCGCGAAAATCAGTAGAAAGGTTTCATTTTTATTGGTAGTAGTAAATGGCAGATGATGCACACGAGATTATACAGGGTTTATGGCTAGGTAATAAAATGGCAGCCGTGAATGACCGTTGGCTAAAGGAACAAGGTATTACAGTTGTATTTAATTGTACAAAAGATCTTCCATTTTCACCGATCATAAAGAAACAGTATCGTCTGCCAGTTGATGATAATTTGAAACCGGAAGAAATTCGTAATATGACACTCTGGTCTCACGAGGCTGTTTATAAACTGCTCACGGAATACAATAAGAATCAAAAAATCTTAGTGCATTGCGCTGCTGGTATGCAGAGATCAGCCACGATTGTAGGTATGTTTTTGATTGCGACAAAAGGAATGACATGGCAGCAGGTAATTAATTTCATTCAAGGAATTCGCCCGATTGCATTTAGGGATCAGCCAAATTTCAAAGATAGTTTAATTGCTTTTAATCAATCCTATCAGAGAGAGATTTTACCGCATATATCGGAGCCTATCTAGATAAATTTATTGTAATCTGTTGACAGACTGGGCTTGTTATACCATCCTCAGGATAACCAAAAGGATTACATAGTAATCGGATAATTCCAGCACCCGTTAGGGCGGAGTAAGGATAATCTATAGTATGATGCTGATGAACGTGTCCAAAAATCCAGGTATGAAGAGGAGGACGAAACATATATTCGAGACTTTGCGCATAGTCATATTCAGTTATTTTTCCAGTAAAGTTTGACTGAAGTACTTGCTTTGTTGGAGGATAATGAGTAACGACTAGACAAGGCTCTTTTGATCTTGAAAGAGTTTGTTCAATGAATTCGCGATCCTTGCGACCTTCTTCGCTAATCAGATTTGCCCAAGCCGTATTTCTAGGTGCTGTAGTCCAGCCAGTTGCGCCGATTATTCGGACACCATCAATCACTTCAGATTGCCGATACAGGAAATGAAAATTCGGCCACTTTTCTTCAAGTGTTTGAAACCAGGCAAGTACAGACGCAGGTGTTTTATTGCTGTTTGGCTCTCTCAGATAAAATTCGTGATTTCCCGGAACATAGATTACATTTTTGTATCGTCGTACTGTCATATCAAGAATACGATACAACGTAGGCTCATCAGGATCACCAATATCACCGGCAAGAATTAAGGTTGGGGCTAGCGCAGGAAAAAGTGTCATTGCTTGTTTTGTGTCATATTTCCACATATTCATATGGGTATCACTAATAAACTCTGCTTGAAAGGGCCTCGTAGCTGAAGGCATCTAGTTTTACTTTACTTTACTTTTGTCTAAACCAGATAGAATGATCCTGATCCTCCTTTTCATCGTCCTCTTTTTTGTGCTGCTGGAGATCGAAACTTTGCATTGGAATCTGATTGAGAGTCAGTGCGATATTCGGAGATTAAGTAATCGTATCTATGAATTGCAGGGGGCAATTCGAGTACTTACACTGCAGAAAAAGGAAGAAAAACCGAGAGTCAAAACGATGTGGATTTCCACCAACAGAGATAGCTCAGAGCGTGAAGTACACATTGAAGAGGAACCTCAGGGTGAGGAAGAGCAGGAAGAGCAAGAGGATGAAGTTGAGATTGAGGAAGATTAGTAGTGCGTTTCATTTTTTACAATGATAGTATAGAATGTCAGCTGCTCGTAAGACTGTACACCCATCGGCTCATCCCCGAATTGAAATGAAGAATGGTGCCCCTGTTCCTTGCAGAGAGTGGTGCCACGGTGGTATGCTGGGTGTTCCTACACCGGCGAATCCTCCCAAGTATCCTGAGGAGGGATGTATGGGCCACAAGGTCCGTGGACCGTGTATGGTCAGAAAGGATGGTCGCCAGATTTATTTTGCTCACCCGGATCAACCCGAGTGGCAGCGCGTCCCGGGTATTGCTGAGATCAAGGCTGCGTCAAAGCCGGCCATTGCATCTGCAGAGCCTGAGTGGCGTCAAGGTGCGTTTGCCAGTGTGAAGCCTTCTCGCGGTAAAACAATGCGGGCTAACCGCGGTAAGGTAATGATTCCTGATATTGCGATTCACGGAAAGTTAGGTAAGCCAAAGACACCACCGGGTCTTTTACTCCAAGAGGGTGAATTGTCGTGGGGTGATTATATGTTTTATGAGGAGCATCCTCATCTTAAACATTACGCTGAAGGCAGAGTTCTACCGGGCTTTGAAGGTATGAAGAAGAAGCGAACAAATAGGACACAGAGAAACCGTAGAAACTAAACCAAAAACCACTCCTGATCTGACATCAACTTGAGAAACTCGGGTCCATTCGGGCCACCACGGTGCATCAATGTAATAAAACGATCTACAGGATCATTATAATCAAGTATCAACGCTGGCTGAGATGCAAGAATCTTAACCTCCGCAAGCGTCTGAATGAGTTTAATACGATTGTCATTCGTAGGTGCCTTAGTCATTGAGCTCAGCTTCCACGACGGATCGCCAAGTCGGCCAAACTGCTTAATCAGATCAATGGACTCTGCCATAACATAAATGGACAGGTTCTTCTTCTTGGTCCGTGTCTGATATGCACGAACTTCCTTGACATAATTTGGAATCTGCGTTCCAGATAAATCACAGTGAAGGTGAATGCCCATATCAAAGAGTGAGCGAATACCTGCCTTTTCAAGAGTTTGCACAAGAAGTACATTCATTGACTGCTCATACAAGAAATATCCAGCAGCAGATCTCTGTAGATCGCTAAACTTTGGCTTGATCGCGAGAGAATTGAAAAGCGAGGCTGGATTCTGCTGAATTGAAGATTCAGGTAGTTCTTTCAAATAATTGCACTGAGGATTATTGACAAAAAGGCTAAGCATAAGATTTGTTGAATCAAGAAAAAAAGTACGATTGCCCATTTTCGAGCCGTAAAAGAAGGCTGCGAATGAGTTTAGTAGCGTATCGATAGTGTACGTAGAATCATCGGTAGATACGAGAAAATATTCAACATTTTCTAGTACCTTCTTTTTAGCGAAGGAGCGAGTGCTTCCGATCCAGGACGACATAGAACTACAGGAATTTGTAAACAAAAGAATAGTAAAATGCCGCAGGCTCTATATGAGATGCCAAAGCTAATCAATGATTCTCGCACCGGGACTAACTTATCCAATAATGGTCAGCCATTTTTCAGCGACCGTATCCCACGAGATAATGGTATCACTGTGTTTTAACTCTTCACGTTTTCTTTCAAGTTTCTCTTGATCTTCAAGCAGCTCAATAACAACAGAGGCCGCTTTTTGATAGGTACTTGTTAACTTTGTAGATCCTGGAACGTGAACCCCATCACGCTCTTTAAACACGTAATCATTTCCTAGAACAGGAACTGATCCACAAACAAGAGACTCGCGCACACTGATACAGTCAATCTCTGTTTCGTGATTACTTATATACAAATGGAGTGCAGACATACACTTCTGTTTGGCAATTTCGTCTAGTGGTACACGTCCGTGCTCGTACACACCTTTTTGCTTGAACAGTTTCTTGAGTTTTTTGCCAAGAGGTGTTTTTGCCAGGCGATTGAGACCATAGAAGATATGAAACTCGGCATCAGGAATTGCCTTGATAATGCGAGGCCACGTATGCTCTAAGATAGGTTCAAGCCCACGCTCATAGGTTGAAGCATAAATGAGGCGGTGAGGCTCTCGTATATGTACTTTCTTGCATTCCTTTTCAAACAGATCAATCTGAACACCATTCATAATTTCTACAATCTGAGAGTCAGGAATATAGTCATACAAGCTACGGTGGTACTTGGATTTTACAAAGAACTTATCAACTTCTTTCAACAGAATATCAGTTGCAACATATTTCTTTGGGTCCCAGCTATCGTGAAGATCAACATACTTATGTTTAGCCTCAACCAGTGGTAACATTCGGACACCAAACGATCTCCAGAAGATGACCGTATCGAAAGTATCAGCTAGATGGAGATCCCGTAAATCACGGTAATGAACTCCATCGACTTCGCAAGGTTTTACATTTCCATAGACAACGACGGGATGTCCAGCGGCCGCCCAGCGTTTTGAAAGCTGTACGACAGCCTGCTCAGATCCACCTAGATCTGTATCCTTAGGTCCGAAAGGAACGCGTGTTTCACCGCACAGATAGACAATTGAGCCTTTTGGCCAGACCGTCCCTTTGATTGCAGCGGGAACTCGCTTCCTTGTTTTCCTTGGGTTTACTCTACGAACTTTTCTTGATCTCCCTAATCGCCCGCCAGTTAGAATTGGTCCTGGTGGTATATTTCCAACACTGCCTGGAGTACCTGGCATCTACAGTTGCTGTCTAAAGATATTTGAAGGAAACGACTTAATGGCTTCTGTTATTCTAACCCATCTAGGCGAGTCAATTCCCTTGTACATTCGAGACTGTGTTCATCAGCTGCGTCTATGGAATAAGACAACACCAATCTATATTATTCTAGAGCCCTTTCATAAACAAAAATCCTTTTGGGACGATCTCTATAAGCAATATACTGTTTACTATGTCTATACAGATACGCTAGAACCGACTGTTCATCATAAGGAATTTCAGAAAGGATATTCGGGAGATACTGCATTCCGTAAGGGCTATTGGAAACACGTACGTGAACGTTTTTTCTATGTTGAAGAGCTTATGATTCGCGAATCATTAAAGGACACTATTTCAATGGAATATGATATTTTGGTCTACTGCTCTTTGGATACCCTCAAGAAGAAGTTCCAGCAGAGTCATCAGACCATTCGTATGGTGATGGACAATGCATCAAGAGGGCATCCTGGATTTATGTATATTCCGTCAAGTCAAGAAATGCAACAGTTTACGATGTTTATGACGTGTTTACTGGGTCTCAATTATGAGGATATGCAGAGTCTTTCACTGTACTCAAGAATCTTTGAGGTGCATTACTTGCCAGTGATTTCGGAAGAGCGAAATCGAGCAAATCCGAATCGGCGATCTCAAGTAGGAGATACGAGCAAGAATCCGTTCTTTCTGTCTGAAGATTCTGAGCACTTTGGCTGCGTGTTTGATTCGCTGGTAGTAGGACAGTTTCTTGGAGGTATTGATCCACGAAACACAGGCGGACACAAGTACATTCATTACGAAAATGAAGGTGCTCTGTACAGCATTCGAGAGATGGAGTTTCAGTGGAAAAAAATAGATGGTTTATGGCAGCCTTGGCTAGATAATCGTCCTTTAGTAACGATTCATATGCATAGTAAGGCATTGAATTGTTTTCTTTCAGATCGGATTGAGTATCCAAGCCCAGATTATCACGTAGATTCTTTGTATAGAAGTTTATTGCCTAATTAGGAACAGGAGGCGGAAGAACAATGACAGCAGGAAGAGCAGTTCCATTCGGATTTGGTGCTGGTCCGAATGGAACTGCAGTTCCATTAGGATTTGGTGCTGGTCCGAATGGAACTGCAGCATCGAGCTGACGCTGCCGAGCCTTGCGAGCCTCCTCCTTTTCCTTTTCAAGCTTGGCCTTCTTCACAGTTGGGCTGAACGGGTGCTCTGTATTCCAGGTCGCTGTATACTGCGGAACAGACAGCTTCAGACGCTCGTGAATCTTGGCGAGCAATTCATTGACGAATTTACGAAGACCCTCAATTTCAACAAGCAGTTGTAGCTTCTTGTCGACTTCCTTCTCTGCAATGATACGCGTCATTAGATCAGTGCCGGCTTGTACAAGCACTTCAAGAGCACGTCGAACAGCACGCTCCTTTTCACGCTTCTTCTCTCGCTGTTGTAC